CTATATTATTAACTTTTTATGGTTCAAATGTAATACTATACTAAATATAAAAAAAAGGAAAGAGTTAAACGAATAATCTTTGAGTTCTTTCAGTGTGGTAGAATAATATTTTATATTGAACTTCATATTATTACCTCTAATTAAAAAGCCCCAACTCAAAGCGAGTAAGGGCATTTTTAATGGAGTTACCTGTGGAGTTAGTACCATAATCATTCTTTCTCAAATGTTTTTTATTTATGCAGCAAATAATTCAGCGAAAGAAGCTTTGCCGGCCTTTTTATCAGCAGTAATCTTTTTGGCTTTCTGGTACTTTTCCAATGCCGTTTCAGTACCTTCCCCAAAGATGGAATCGAGTGATCCCGGGTTATATCCTTCAATGTAAAGTGTAGCCTGCAGAATCCAAGTTAAATTGCCTTTTGCACCCTTTTGAACAGTGACAATGGCTGCCTTAGTCTTGGCTCCCCATTTTCCGTCCACAACCAACTTTTTATTGAACTGCTTGTTAAGTTCTGTTTGTAATGCTTTGATAAGCGCGGACTTCGTTTTTGGACCTGGAATACCGTCCTCAATGAGGTTACACCGATACCTGCTATTTAGTGTTTTTTGAATAGAGATAACAGTGATATCTCCTTTGCCTTTCGAAGGCTTCTTACTTACCTCAGGAGCTACTTCTTTTTTAGGTGAACCAGCATCAACAACTTCTGTACCTGTCTTAAACTTCAAGGTTAGATTCGGTCTTTTTCCGGCCTGCAGCTGTGCAAAGGACAAGCCACCTGTCATTTCTAAATGTGGATAATCCTTAAAGCCTGTCCAATCTACCCCCCATTTGAAGCCAAGTTCTTTCCTAATGTCAGCTACACGTCTCCATTTTGCATTTACCGTCCACAAAGCTGTTTTTCCATCATCACTCACAAGGAAATAATCAATGGCATATCCATAATTGTGAATGGATTGTCCAGGTTTCGCTTGCGTCACTTTTGGCTTGGCTAAATTGCTATAATTTTTACCCTTGTAGCTATAAAGACGGCTTTGACCGTATAGGGTAGCCTGTTCTTCCATTGACCGATAACCTGAACTTATTTGGACGTATATCCCTTCCTTATATGCTCGTTTTATCATTTCCAATGCCGAGGCCTTCACCACTGAATTCATATAAGAACCCATATTTTTATTTGAACGATCTAATAAAGTTTGCAATGCTACTGTCATTTTCCATCGTCTCCTTTTCATGTATGTTCATAATAAAAAGCCACCCGATGGGCAGCTCATTTAAATCCTTGTTCTTTTAAAAATTCTTCTTGTTCCTTGGCTTTATTGGTTAGGAGGTATTGATTCTTGTAAACGCCATATAAAGCAAAACCCAGAGGAACTATCGCTGTAAGGAAATTGATGAACGAATTAATGGTATTTTCATTGAACCATTCTATCTGAAACCCGATTGATTGAAAAAATAAAAGCAGCGCACCCAGTGCACCGCCTATCATCGCTATATATTGTTTGGTTTTATCCAACTCGGCTCTCTCCTTTCTTTTCGATTTGATCGATGCGCTTATGCGCCTGTATGGTACTTTCATCAATTCGAATAACCGTTCCTGACAAAGTAGTCCAACGTTGATCACTTGCTTTAAGATCAATCCGAATGGAATCCACTGATTGGCCAATATGGTCTAACTTTGTAGTGATGCTTGCTGCTTCTGCAGCTTCACTTTTCACGTCCTTATCCCGATTTCGATGAAACGTAAAAAAGCCGATGACCAATCCGGCCACGGTACAAAAAAGCCCTATGCATGTAATTAAATACCCTATTCCTATCTCCAAGAATGCCCCCTCCTATCCGACTTCTGGCTGCAATCGATTAATTAACTTGGTTCTCACCACTTCCGTTAAGGCTGGAAGAGCTTCGTTTTGTTCATACTCTTCCGCACTAAGAGGAATATACCCATTGAGAGTAATGGTCCCCTCCGGATCTTGACTTTGGAACTGCACATGAACCGTAGAAACGACCCCTTCTGCATAACGGATGGTGGTAGATGTGATTTGAATATTTAGCATGATTCTTCCCCTCCTTTTTCCTGTGAGTTTTCAAATGCCGTGAACAAATGTTCAAACGCGTCTGCCTCTTTACCTGAAACCTCTTTATCAAAATTCTCGATAATTCCCTTCAAGGTTTTCAACATACCATGGGCATCGCCTCCTTCAATGACATAGTACTCGGACAAGTATTCTCCTTGCTGCTTCTTAAACTCGGGGACATCCTCAATGGCAAAACTACCGTCGTCCTTTTTATTAGGGTCCCCATTCGCATCTATACCGGCAAATTCTTTAATCAACTGCAACTCCTCTTCTGATACCTGTTTCAGTTTTTCAGATAGCAGTTTGATAAAACGTGTGCGGTGAATGGATTGCTTTCCTTTTAAATTCATGGATGACAAAAAATGAATGGAATCCACTAAATAGGAATATTGAATGTTTACTTGCATGTCATTTCCTCCTTAGGCCGCGTCAAGGCGGTCTTCTAACTGTTTTATTTTTTGTTTTAAATATTGGTTTTCAATTTCTAACAGATTAATGCGATCAGTATGAGTATCAACCTTTGAATCAAGTATCTGAATGGCCGCTGTGTTGAGTGATGTCACCTTATAGATATTGATGGCACTCATGTCTGTCGTGGCTATCATCATGTTCTCTTCACTAATGAACCCCACTTGTCGATTAGTAAAAATTCCTTCTGCCAAGTCTGCTTTCAGGTCATATTCTACGACTTTTAATTGATTAACCTGTTTAAGGGCATCAAACGTCAGGTTCTTTATATTCGTTTTATATATCCTTGAAGAGGATGTATTGAATGCACTGGCTCTCATCGCTCTGTAATTATCGCCGTTCACATCCATGGATCGAACTTCCACTCTTGATCTCAGCATGATATAGTCCCCAAAATACATAACCAGGTGCATGTTCCTCTCACTATTCCAGATCCCGACAGCCCCCTGCCAATTCTTATCGGAACTTTGGAAAGTCAGGATGGTTCCTGAGGTGGCTGTATACGCTGATGTTCGTCTTAATGACAAAATATTATTGGTGGATTCTATGGCGGCTCCTCCACCAGAATTAATCGTTAAATATTGGCCTGACCCGGTTTTGATATCCATATTGTAGGCCGCTTCAATCAAGGTGTTTTGACCAGAGTAAATATGCATACCCAGCCCCGCAACATCGCCATTAAGCGTTTCATCCGCGAAGAAATCAATGAATCTAGCGTCCTTATAATCAACGGATCCTGAGTGTACTTCACGCTGGGACGTAACGGTTTTATCTGTAAATGTCAGCCAACTTTCTTGCGTGTTTTTCTTTGAGCCGTTGACTCTCTTCTCGGTAATTCGCGCTCTTAGTGCTCCATCATAGGAATCAATGAAGGCTGTATACACGGCCGTATTTTCTTCAATGTTTACACCAGACATTTTCATCAATTTCATTGTTACTGTTGCTAAAGCATCAAATTCTGCTGGATCAAGAAGAATTTCATCAAATTCAATATCAGTTTCAGCAATTTCCTGAGTGCGTTCTTTCTTATTTACATTAGATACTTCACATTACCTTTTGTTCTATGGACAGAGCCATATTTACGTAATAAATTTTCTTCTTGAGCATAAGTAATAATTTCAGTAGCAATTAATTCCGGAATAGTGACGGACCCATTACCTACTTCAATACCAAGTGAACGTGCTTGGCCTTCTGTGATTTTACCTACTACAAAATTAGCAAATGCGGAACGAATTTCTTTTTCTTTTTTCTTAGTAGACTTAGAACCGCGAGTGGAAAGTGCTTTCCCGATTTGTGACATGGCCGCATTACGGTGCTCTTGTGAAATAACAGATGAACGCTGACCTTCCCTCTCATCCGTTTGTTCATCTTCTTGATCGTCTTTTGATGGACCTTCTCCTTCTGAACCCTTAGAGTCTTCTTCTCCATCACGACTTTCTTCTCCCTTAGATCCAGCACCATCACCTTCGGGAAATCTTCACGTTCTTCGCTTTCATCGAGATTTGCTAATGCATCAGCAATTTCTTGCGCTTCATCCGCAAGATCCTGTACTTCTGTTTGAACAGCTTCTAAATCATCAGCGCGAACTTCATTCTTTTCTAATTTACTACGCAATTCTGTTAAGCGTTGGTTATTTCGTTTTTGCAAAGCTAGTAATAGTTTTTTTTCATTTAATTTTCCCTCCAAAGTATTATTTATTGTTTTGATTATGGACATCCTTTGTTCAAGTGAATTATCTTCCTCTTTACTTCTTACCAGTGATGCCTCGGTACCATCGTAAGCCGGAATAGAAACTACCGATATTTCAAACAATTCCACTTCATTCACCGTTCTAACATACGGTTCCACCGAATAATCCCAAGTCTCCTTAGTTACCCAAAAACCAAATGAACATTGATTAATATCACCTCGGGACATACTCTCAGCTAAATCACGAGCAATTGTCGTATTCGGCAATTCAATTTCAAATTTTAATCCTCGTTCATCCTCTTCGAGTTTCAATGTGCCGCTTTTGGTACGTCCCAACACGTTATCCCAGTTATGGTTGAATAATGCTCTAATATCTCCGTTTTCAAAAAGAGAACGGGAGAAAGCTCCTGGAGCAATCATTTCAGTAAACCAATCCCCGATTATTGTCGGTGAATTAAACACAGCTGCATTACCGGTTATCACCGATGGAGTATCCTCAGTAGCATCACGAGTTGTCAATTGGGTGATGTCAAATGTCCTCATTGCCTTTTGCTTTGCCACTTCCGTCACCTCCCTTCAAGCTATCATCTGTAGCTTTTTTCTCTCCTAATTTTGATAGATCATTAGATATATAGATTGCTTGTGCTTCTGGTGTATTTTGCTTAGGGAAACCAAGCATTTCAGCAATGTTATCTGGTGATGTAATTCCAGTACGAACAATGTTATAGCCGATGTTGGTTTTAGTGCTGTAGCTGACAAAATCCAGAATGTTCATTTTTAGTTTGATTCTTAATTTGGAATCACAACCAAAAAAAAGAAGACTCAAATGGTCCTCGAAATTCTTCATTATGGGTTTAACTGCTTTATTGTGCAAATACATCATGGCCTTTTCTAAATCAGACTTTAATAACGACGTGTACGTGTCCACGTTTATACCCAAGAACTTCCCTAAATCCTTCTTATAGACATTTAATTTAAGATAGGAAAGGGTCTTTTCGTCCTCTATAGGGCTTTTAAGAGTGTCTATCTTGTACCCTTTTCCTAAATCATTTTTACAGACCGAGATTCGTCTATTTGTTCCAACTGATCCAGTATCGCTTTAATTAATTTCGATTGGGCCCCATTCTGTGGGTTGATATGGGCATCTAATTCCAAAAGGAAGGCTAAGAAGTCCGCCTTTCTTATATTTGTCTGTAAGGACCTTTTCTGCACTCAAGACGCCTTCGAGCGTTTCTTTACCTAATTGCATTAAACCGACACCGTTAAGATGATTAGTTCCGATATTTTTAATATGCCTAATCATAAAGTTAGGAATTTCTGCTCCACCAATCTTAAAATGCTCTATGAGTCTATCGTCTAACTCCGTATAAACATTGGTAGCAAGATGCATTTGATTACCGTCCAATATCGGAAAAACTTCTCCTTGCAATAAATACGTATTGGTCATAAGTTTCTTGAATTCGGAACCTGTTAAATAATTATTTGGATTCTCTAGAGTTTTTAATGCCTTATGTTTTTTAAATCCCTGGCCGTTCTCGTCTTCCACAACAAACTCAGCCAGCATAATTTGATTACTAATATCCTGCATCAATTCGTAAACATCACTCGACTCTAAAATGCTCTCGTCATTTACATAGCGACCACCAAAACGAATAGAGCTTGAATATACATCTTCTGTCCAGCCACGTTTTTCAGCTAGTCTATATAAAAAGTTTGAGAACCCATCTCTTAATCTCAAATCTTATCACCCCCTCCCCTGTAAATATCGCTAATCAATTCGTCCATTCCATTCTCAGCTATATCATCCATGACCATCATGGTTTCTTTATGAGCAACTAAAAAAGCGACATATCCATCAATTTTCTTTTTGGATTGGCTCTTAGACGGACCTTTCATTCCATTCATATTCGTAATAACTACTAGATTCAAAGCACAGTAAATAAATAAAGGATTGTCCGTAAACAATCTCTTTTCATAAATTAATCGCTCTGCATCATCAATCATGACATTGGGATACTGGTTAACTACAATACATTCCAAACCAAGATTTTCACATTTCTCAATGAGTTTTTGAGACATGGCAGGATCATAATTTAATTGTCGTATATTATATAAATCCATACACTCTTTTATATAATCCAGCACCTGGTCTTGATCTATCATTTTCCCATCACAGAACTGAACGTAACCCTGCTCTACCATTTCCGTGTAGGGTACATTGTCCTCTTTTTCTCTGAATTCAATATCAGCATTAGGAATAAAATACATTTGTTTTACTTTCAAAATAGCTTTTCCTTCCTCATCATAGGTTGGAAAATTCAAATTTACACACGTTAAGTCGGTCGTCTTTGATAAGTCCAATCCAATATAACAAGTTTCCCCAGTAAAATCCCCTAGGTCATTCACCAGGACATGAGCAACCTGATCTTGTTCAAAGAAATTATTTGCTCCATTTACAAAAACATTCAAGTGCTTGGAAAGAAATTCAGCTTTCTTATGAGCAGAACGTGCTGCAGAAATGAATTCCGTTTCGACGGCACTCATTGTAACAGAAACACGAATGTTTGGATTGACCATTTCCCACACTTTACGGTCTGTCCAATCATAATTCTTATTTGGTTCGTAAACCATGACAAAACTAGCATCATTATCGTCATTTTTTAAGACTTCTTTTGCTTCACGATAAACGCGCATCCCCACACTGGACGAGCCTTTTCCAGCTGTCGAGATATTAAACATAATCGGTTCATCCCGAGAAATCTGAGCCGATTTAAAGTTATCGTATTGCTCCATGTTTTCCTGTTTGTGCAGCTCGTCATTTAATACAAAGTGAGGATTGGAACCTTCTATAGAATCTATATTTTTACTCATAACAATAAAAGTATTTGTGTACGCTAAATCGTTATGAATGTAATCGTATGTGACACTTGTTACTGTTCCTTTTGGGCCTTTATAAATTTTCGAAACATTCAATAGTGCATCATGATTAAGGATGGTGGCAGCAAATGGTTTAGCTGCAAATTGAGCTTGGTTAAAATCACTAGCCCAACAATAACAATCTGCACCAAGTACTCCCTCGCCATACATTGAATACCCAAGAGCACCAACCGCAAGTAAAGTCTTCCCGTTCTTTTAAGGAATTTGAATGTAAGATTCCCTCGTAACGCGTATCACCTTACCAGCTTCGTTATAGTGTACCCATCCATAAATCCACGAGTACGCAAACTTCTCCCAATCTTCCAGAATAAATGTTTGACCCGCAAGACTACCTTTCGTGTGGCGGACAAAAGTTTCTACCCAATCCATCATTTCATTTGCCCGGTCTACATCAAACCAAATATCTTTACGCTTTTTCCACTTGTACCAACGATCTACCATCAACTTAATCGTATTATGGTATTTTTTCGAATTTTTTCTTACCTTCTTGGCGAATATATCGGCATAATTAACTCCACGTTCAATCATGTAGAATTCCGCCATTTTCCCCTATGTTCCGCTAATGCATCTTTTGGTTTCTCAACAGGTTTTTCCATCTTTTCGTTCTTCCCTACAGAAGAACCACCCGTAACAATCTTTGATGATTTCGATTTGTTGGTTAGACCAAGCATATCCAAAGCTTTCGTTTTCTTTTCAGACCAAGTTTCAACTTGCTGCGCTAATGGATGTTTTGAATTATTTGTGTCTCCTGCTTTGTTGGTGTGACGTTGAGTTGGAGGGAAGCCTTTTTCCTTCCACTGCAAATGCATGGTTGTATAAATTTCATAGATATCAAGATAAGATTCTAATAATGGATCCAACGTGAGGGTGTAAATATCTGCATCCCTCATGATCTTTAAAATACGATTTTTTTCACCTTCTGTTTTAGTTGCAACGATCTTTTCTCGCTCTTTTTTGGTAGCCAATATTCACACCCCCCTTTATTTTTTTGGAATTTTGTATAACGATACGTGTGCCTACCATCTCACCGGTCTTCCTTAAGCAAATAAATTATTTTTTGGTAGGGGGACTTTAAAATAACTTGGATAAACTTTTGCCATTTTCCCCTTGTCCTTATTTTCTTCTTCCATGTGGCATGAAGGACAAAGAAGCATTAAGTTAGTGGGATCGAGTTTCAATAATGGATTTTTTTTATTGGTGACAATGTGATGAACTTGCGCTTGCTTTCCAAAGACAAACCTTCCGCATTTCTGACAGCAACCACTTTCTCGCTCATATATGAAAGACCTCCTATGTTTCCATTCCTTTGAATTATAGAAAGATTTATTTTGGTTGTGGTAAATGGTTTTCTTATTTTGCTTTCGCTTAACGGTTTCCTTAGATTTCTTATGTTCGTCACAATAGGCCCCACGATTTATCTTGTTTGTACAACCGTTAAAATCACAGTATTTCATTCTTCATCATCAGTTGACCAGTTCTCGAAGATGCACTGAGCCATATCATCACGCTTTGTTACATCCTTAGGAATCTTAATCTCCTGTTGTTCTGCAAGTGACCTAAGCTCTTTAATCGTCATTTCATTAAGCTGGTAACTTGTTTCTCCATCATTTACACCATATGGAGTTGTATCCACAAATTCATCGTTAATCAACGTCTTATCTTTACCTTTTGCTAAATCCATTCCATATATCATAGACTTTGGATTCTCTGTCATTTCAAAGTTAGGCTTCTGTCCTTTAGGTACAAATAAAACTTTCTTTTCTTTTGCATCCCAATACTCCGTACCAGATGCTGTTTTTCTTGTTTCAACTATCATGGTTTATTTCTCCCTTCTTCTTCTGTGCTTCTGTCTTGTACTCAGCCATAACCCTTTTATAATCCACCTTCTTTCTCCAAAAGAAAAAGCCATCCCATGATTGAGATAGCTCATTAGTTTAATTATTTATACATTACCCTAGTAAGTCCTTAAGAGCGTCTTGAAGAATTCTTCAAACATAGCTAGGAATACACTCACAATATTCAATATACAAAAACATCCTAACGGATCCTTAATTAAAATTCAGGGTTTCTGATCTCACCTGAATTAACTTGTTCATCTTCTTGCTTATCTTTATTTTTAAAGAATATAAAAAATGCAGTTAAAACAAAAAGAAAGCTAAAACTAAGGAATATCATTAACAAAAATATCCAAACTGAATTTACACAGTTCATAATAGCAAAACTAACCCTACCATTGGCAAAAAGAACCTGATATACAATAGTTGTGATAACTAAAACAAAGCCAATGATTAAAGCAGAAACTGAAACAAATATAAATTCAGCTCTATAATTTTTATCATTCATTATTTCTTTAACCATCTTTGTGTTAAATATTGAGGCTAACACACTCAAACAAGCACCGTAAAACCCTAGAGAAATACTTGAAAGCAATAAGATTCCATCAAGAGCTTTTTCAAATCCTTCAAATTTAAAAATCGGTAAATATATATATATAATGGTGCTAATGATTAACGATAACACTATAGCTATGGTAACGAATAAATAGCTAAACCGCATCTCAATCCATCCTTAGTATTTTATTTTTATACCCACCATCTGTCGTATTATAAAGTTCAACCATATACTCAAAAACCCTATAGGTGTTTAATTGCCTGTCAGTCCTTAAATCAACTGTTTGTGAAGCTTCAAGTTTATGGTTTATTAAGTCAATTGGTTCAACAGGCGATTCTTCATTTTCTCTAGCTCTTATTCTCAATCTTTCAACTTCTGGATCATCAATAAAGTCCTCCAGTAACTGTAGAGTGAAGTCCTGATCAATTTCTGCATCTTTTACCGCCTTTGAATTGAAAGATATCTCAATTGAAGCGACTCCTGGATTGGTATCAAATAAACGTTCAAGAAGACCATTAGCTTTTGTGCCCACAACCTTTGTCGTAATTTTTCTATAGGAAGTTTGATTAAAAGCTCTTCTTTTAGCTGTTTTATCAGTGACCATCGCGCAAGAAAAATTACTTGATACATTTGCTTGTACAACAAGAGATTCTATAAACGCTGCAATAGCAGTTGGTCCCAATGAATCCCTATTTCTTTGTATCATTAATATATGATTTTGCGAATCATAAAGCACCGTAGCTTCGTGACCTATAAATTCATCAGAGTCTAGATCTAATATCTCTGACTCCCCATGAAGAGTAGTTTTATTCGGTAAAGCATAGTTCAATCTTTCGAAAGTGAGATGAAAATACTGTGTATTAAAATCAACATTAATTTCTGAAAGTCTTGCAGGTTCATTATTATAAGAATAAACTCTTTTATATTCTGGGTCTCCGCTAGTTCTTGCCCTTTGGTATTGATCAATAATATGGTTAAAAATAGGACTTAAGTTTAACCTTACATATCTACCATCTGCATTCTGTGTCATACTTTTAAAAAAATTAAAACCAATTCTTTTCACTCTAGACATATTAATCTCCTCCACCCATTATTATGAGTAAAAGGAACTATTTTAACAACAGGTAACCTTCGACAAATAATGACAAACAAAAAAGCACCATCGGCTAGGATGATGCTTCTCTTTTCTTATCCATATAATCCTTACGCTTTACGATATCCTCTTTAAAAAACAGTCGGTCCCGAGGCAGATCTTTAATTGGAGTTAAAACTTCTCTTTTGACTAAGTTATTTAAGTTTTGCCTAGAGCATTGTAAAATATCTAATGCTTCAGTGGTGTTAATTATTTCATCCTGTACGAATGCAGCAAGTTCTTCTCTTGAATTAAATGTATACATTACGATTTCCTTTCCTGGTAACGATGATAAAGAGACAATACTTTATCGATTATCATGAGTACCATCAAGATAATAAGTAAGATTTCCAAAGTGCTCTTTAATAATCCTTCATGTACCTTGTCTTGGAAAAACAAGAGATAAGCTAAAATCACCAGTACTAAAAAGCTGTCGTAATCTATTACCCTTTTCATCATATTGTTTAACAAGTGGCATCCTGTTATAATTCTTATTAAGGAAGAGAAGCTGCGAACTTCTCTCCCTCGGCTCAAATTTTGATTGCTTACTTCCCGGTAGCGTCATTTTTGGGCTTTTTATTTTTGTAATTATGTCTAAGGTTTTTTCTACTATCATCAGCGATGTTAGTACCAACCCTAGCACGATTGCCGTTTTTGCCACTTGCTTGTCCCCCCTTTCTATATATTAATTATATCATTTATATTTACTCACGTCAATAATATTTGGAATATTTTATATATTTTTCGTTTTTCCTGAAAAGAAAAAGCATCCAATTCAATGGATGCTATCTCCTGTTTAACCCAAAACCCAAATTATAATCTTATAAAAAATAACCAGAAAAACTATTGTGGATATAAAATTTGAAATTGTATCAGGTAACTTTATTATTCGACCAAGGGTAAACTTAACGATTAATCCAACTAATAAAGGGATAACTAAAATGATTGCTAATTTTAACGCCATTCCATCCAATGTTTGTTTTAAAGGAAAACCAAACTAAATGTCTCAAAACTCATTTATGAACTATACCCCGGATAACGGACACACATAAAAAAGTGTTCCTTATCCGGGTTTTTTTATGTTTCAATGGATGTAATGAGTATGGACGGAGGGTTTCTATGAGTAAGAATATATATACTGAATTTCAAATTAAAGAACTTGAAAAGAATCCAAATATCATTAGTGCTTCCGAGCGATCTATTTCCTATAGTCCTGAATTCAAGAAAAAATCTGTTAAAGAATATAAAAAGGGGAAAGCCCCCTCTCAAATTTTCATGGACCAGGGAATTAATCTCGAAATAGTTGGAAAGAAACAACCCATACGTTGTCTACAGCGCTGGCGTAGTACCTTTGAAAGGTTTGGTGAGGAAGGCTTCCTTACGGAACGGCGTGGAAAAGGAAGTACAGGACGTCCCACTTCCAAGCCACAGTCTGTAGAGGAACAACTTAGGAAGGCCGAGGCGAGAATTAAATTCCTTGAAGCAGAAAATGACTTCCTAAAAAAGCTGGAAGAGCTAGAAAGGCAGGCTTTGAAAAAGAAATAATTCTAACTTCTGCCGAGAAGTTCTATCTGATTGAAAGGACGATTAGAATACACCAATTAAAGAAGGCTGTTTCTTATCTATGCAAATTGGCTGGTGTAAGTCGAAGTGGTTACTATGATTGGGTAAAGGCAGCTCCTTACCGGGAGCTACGTGAAGAACAGGATGGATTGGATATAGAATTGATCAGAAATATTTTCATCAGCAAAAAGGAAAAAGTAGGCGCTCTCCAAATCAAAATGATTATGGAGAATGACTACTCTGCTGTAATGAATCATAAGAAAATCAGACGGTTGATGACAAAATATAATCTCCTAGCGAAAATCAGAAGGGCGAACCCCTATAGGAAGATGGCCAAGGCAACCAAGGAGCACCTTACTTGTCCAAACCTTCTTAAACGTAAATTCAATCAGGAGGTGCCAGGGAAGGTCCTGCTTACTGACATTACCTATCTTTATTATGGGAAAGGCCAAAAAGCTTATTTATCATGCGTGAAGGATGCCGCCACAAAAGAAATCGTTACGTACCATTTATCTACTTCATTAGAAATGGATATTGTTTACGAGACCTTACATAAGCTAAAGCAGGCTGTGTGTCACGAATTCCATCCGAGTGTAATCCTTCATTCTGACCAGGGGTTCCATTACACCAATCCTCTATTTCAACGCAAAGTGAAGGAACTTGGGATAACCCAATCCATGTCCCGTAAGGGAAACTGTTGGGATAATGCGCCAATGGAAAGTTTTTTTGGCCACTTTAAGGATTTGGCAGAATATAAAACATGTACTAATTTAACGGATGTGAAGGAAGAAATTGATCGAGTTATTGAAGAATATAATGAACATCGATACCAACGGGGGTTAAAGAAAATGGCCCCGGTACAATACCGGGACCACTTATTAGCCATTTAGGCACTTTTTTATACTGTCCGTAAAATGGGGTACAGTTCATTAAAGGATATAGATATCTTTTCATTATGGAAAATTTAAAACACCCATCACTGAGTGCCTTAAGTTCCTGGTAAATAACCATGTGTAAATGAATAGTACAATACTGCTAACAGAGCTGCTGTAGCTATGTAATTAGCTAATTGTTTTGGTAATCTAATCTTAATTAGAACAATAAAAACAACTACATAAACAATTGCAAGTGAAATTAATAATCTAATGAATGGAAAAGTAATAATATTATCAAAATCAGATTTTAAAGGAGTCCAATTAATTTTTTCCATAACCCACCTCCAAAAAGTTTATCGGCGAATAGTGGATTATTTCAAGGTACATGTATAGCCCCCTTTCAATTGAAAGATACTAAATCGTATCCATCAGAAAGAAGGCAAACATGACTATTATTATAAGCGATCCGTTATTGTTGTTGATAGTTGTTTGGTTATTCAGATATCTGATCTAAACAACAAGTGATGTTCTAGGGTGCAACCTAGGGCATCACGATATATCGATATCGCTATATCGCTTTATAGGATTAATATATCCACAAATGCAAAAAATAATTAATAAAATTATATAATATTTGATACGCCACCGGAAGGCTTTGCCTAAGCCACTTTACATCACCTGCACCTCCTAGTATTGAATTGTTTTGGAGCAAAATAAAAAGGACTATAGAGTCCTTGTATTAAAATGACATTAATTTATTTTGTAAATTCTCAATAATATTAGATATTCTTTCTATAGTGTCTCCACAAATCTCTGCTGCTTGTTCTACTTGCAATTCGAAGTTTTCTACCCATTCCAATAACTCTTCCTTAGAACTATATTTATAGTATGCGTAAAAGTTATTGATTAAAGGGTCTATTGGTAGATCTCCTATAATTGACTGCTGCCAAGGTAATAAATGATTAAGCAACTGTCTCATTTCCTCTAAATGAGGTTCATAATCCGATATAACAAAAGAGTTTTTATTTTGTTCTATATTTTCAGACATTCTCTTTAATGACCATTTAAGTTTTTCACTTGTTAATAATATTCCTGCGTAATTATTCATTGTTTCGTTAAGGTTAGTTATTTTGCTTTCGATTTGACTAATTTCAATATCACTTCTATCTTGAAGATGTTTACGTCTTTCTTCTTCCAATTGGTTATCATAACGTTTGCTATCAAGTCGATGTGAAATAAACGCCCAAATAAAAGCACCTGCAGTTGCTACTGAACCTATAGCTTGAGTTAATTCAAAATAATTCATTTTTGTCCCCCACCGTTTTTAATATAAAGTATATCTTAAAGTTTCTTTTAGTTAATAGGAGAAAATGAATAAATTTTTTTCTTCTAACACATAATATTATATGACTGGGCACGGTTAGGAGCTAAATGAAGTTTTTCTTTATGTGTACAGGTAAATCAATATATATTTGGGTAGATTTTGAAAAAGGGTTCTTTAAAAAACTCTTGTTAATCGCGTCGATAGCTATAGGATTTTACTTCAGATAAAAAATAAAACAAAAAAATACAAAGTGCCCCGTCTCTTTTATAGGGATGGGGTACAAGTAAAATTATATAAAAAAACGCCACCGAAAGGTGACGCCCTAGCCATGTTCCGTTCACCACCACCTCCAAGTATTTTATTTGTACATGAGCAAAGAAAAAAAGCACCCCATTTAGTGCTTTTCAAGGTAGCCAGCTTCTTATCTCTTTGAGCCCTTTGTATGTCTTTGACAGGGTGCTATTTTTAGAAAGGTAAGTTTCCCCTTTTTTCGTTAAATATGCAGTTCCTTCAAAAAATTGCGATCTGTTATCTCCATAGTGTAACCCTTTTAAATATCCATCTCTTCTAAGATAGTTAACTGCATCATCGAACATTTCTTGTTCTAATCCAAAATCCGCCTCTGACAATACTTTATTTCCCTGATCAATTTGTTTTTATTAATACTACCATCTCCCTCTTATTATTTTATTTCAAAAAAAAAAGGTTTATTCCTCCAACATTCATACGAGTGGATAAGAGATTTAGAGGTTTTTACTTCTTCTTGCCGAATATTGTTGAAAAGGAGGTGTTACAATGACTAGTCCTTGGCTACACAACAATAAACTACAAGTTTCATTAGTAAATGCAGAAGATAATTCTTATCTAGTTTATTACACGCTTGTAGGATCTGTAATTCCTGTTTTAGTAGAAGAAGTTGAAACAGGAAAAAAAATAAAGTTTGAAGAAGTCCGCACTGAAATCGAATCAACTAGATCAGAAAGAGAATTGGATAACGCTGTTAGATTAATGATTCGTAAATTGAAAGGATCAAACTGATAAACAAGTACTTCCGAAGTGGATATCTAAAAAAGAAAAAACATCCCGGAGGATGCATGATTATATCTTATCTAGGCGACATTCTTCCGCCGTTTACAAAAGTAAATTTAATATCTTTTTTAAATTGCTGGCACGTCTCATTATTCTCTGTTTTAATAAAATGTTTATTACAGATATAATCAACTGGGCGATAGTGACAATTTCTGCAATTGTTTTTAGATTTTGTTATATTAATATTTAAGGTGGATTTTATAGCAATTCTACTTTCTTCGCTCAGAACATTTTTCGGCATAAGAAACTACCTCCCCTTAACTCTATAATACCACATTTAGTATCTGTTACCTCAAATTAGAGAAAGGGTGAATTATTTACATTTAAATATATATCTATATATATACATCATTTGTACGACAAAAAAAAACCTTTTTCATGAAACTAGAAAAAGGCTCCCGATTTTTCTTTCATTGATTTTCTTTTCTGCTCTTTCAAGATGCGTTTGAACAGTACTTTTTTTTACCCCTAATAAATCTGCAGTGTTGTCAAAGGTGAGACCTTCAACTTTAATCATCATAAATACATCCTTTTCTCTATCGCTAAGGGTACAAAGGGCATCTTCGATTAACTCCCTTTCGAAAGATGGTAATTCTTTAGAGAGTTCCTTATACACTACCTGAACAGGCAAAATGTCAAGCACACCAGGATCAGTAAGATATACCCCATTTTTATCGATTCCTCTTCTGGCATCTGGATTTCTTCCGGATTTTAACCATTCAATAGCGTATTCTAGGTCGCTGATTATGTTATTTATCAAACCTTTATCCTCTTTATCTATTAAAGAAGGATCTAATTTGCTATCAATCGTTTTCAACATCTTCCTGGCTTCTCGTAGTGACCGTTTATATTCGATAAGTAATTGTCTCACATGACCACTCCTTCATTATTTTTGTCTAAGCGATCCTCTATGCCTGCGATAAACCGGCCTGCCAATACCCATAAGTTCTTTCCATTCTCTTTCAGAAAGCTTTTGCTCGTTCGTTTGTACAGGTTGCTTCGATTTTATTTTTGCTTCTGAATTCATCCCATTGCCCCCCTATACAAAAAAAGAGGACACCAAACGACGGCGTTAACCGTTCATTCAGTGTCCTCCAGTGAGCTGGTAGAACTAATATTATTATCTTTTTCATATATAATTGTTTCTATAATAGCTTTAAGACCTTCTAGCTTACGCTTTTCTCGCATTAAATGATTAATAATAAATATAAGGAAAGCACAACCTATCATAACTATATATCCCACATCAACAATAAATTGAATGTATTCGAGAGGTTTAATAGGTTGTGGGCTAAAGAAAAAACTATTTGTAAAAGATTTAACTTTTTCCGATTTAATAAACAATGTAAGCCCGGAAGTTAATACTGCAACTAACAATCCGAAAACGATTGTATTAAATTTACTAAAAATACTATTTTTATCGTAGCTTTCTATATAATTTTTAAGCAGAATATAATCACCTTTATTTGAACCTACTTTTAATTCAATTTCCCCCTTTATATACCTAAGATTTTCAAGAGTATTCCCTTTTTCCTTTTCATCTCCTAATAATTCAAAGATAAAATCTGCATTTACATTGCCGGTCCAACCATAAAGTGTTTGATTTTTATTTTCAACAGATTTTTTTATACTTTTTAATTCAAGCTTATCCAGTACCTTGTTAGATATTTTCATAAAATTATATATGCAAAAGGATATTAATAGTAAAGAAATAACTTCCGAAAGTATTTGCACCAGTAATTCAAAAGATAACGAAAATATACAGCAAATAAGCATAATCAGTACAAAAAACAATGTATTTAGTGAAAATCTCCACCTTTTAATATTTTCTTTCATAGAACTAAAATTCTTCCCCTTCATCAAACTTCACCCTCTTGACTTTTCCTTGATGAGTAACAATCCTTGTCTCCCCATGATTCGGCAACTGAATAAATTTTGCCTTACCATCACATACTACTATGGAAAAGCTTCCCTTTTGTTTCATTATATCAATTTCTAGTCTCATTGTACTAGGATCAATTTCAATGTTTTGTAACCTTGTAATATATCCACTATTTAGCTTGGCAGCTTCTTTCATTGAGATTCCTCCCTGTGGTAAAATAAAAATAGGATGTTTAGAGAAATCTCGGATTCCCCTTTTGCAGACGGGGAGTTTTTTATAATGCTGTCTTCAACGCTTCATAAGCTTGTTTGATGATCCTCAACTGCTTGTTTTCTTCCTTTAATTGAAGATTCTCCTCTCTAACCCTGCGCAGCTCCCAAAACTGAATGTTGACATCCCGCAACAGTAATTCTTCCCTTGGTATCTCATTGGCCTCCATTACTGGCTCCTTCCTTCCTTCCTAATGTCAGTGTTTATTCGAACTATGCTGTACTTTTCTTAAAAATACATTAGGCCTCTATCAAGGTACTCTCTTTTTAGATACAATAGTTACTGACAGGAAATTGATAACATCAATTCTTAAAGGGGGTATTCCCAATTTCATTTTTCCCGAAAAATGTAATCTATATTTATTTAGTTCTTCTAATATTCACTACAATTAACGGATTCTTTAATAAACCCGAAGACGCAGGAACACTAGATATTAGTATTGTTATTGCCCTTTCAATAAGTTTAATTATCCATATAGCAATGATTTTTTATGAAAAGAAAAATGCTGAATAAGTAGATATGACAAATTTTCAGTCGGCACTGTTTGTGTCGACCGCGCGATTTAATTTAATACTTTCCAACCTCTCCTGAGCCGGTTGGCCAGCTCCTTCTTTCGCAATAGCTCATAAACGAATACCTTATGCACGCCTTCTCTTCGAAACAGGAGTACCCATTCTCGGCTTACGCGCCTTTGCATTGGCTTTCACCTTCCCTGCTTTTTTCTCACGCTTCTTGGGTCATCCAGCTCAATCCAGCCGTATGTATCATCTAAGTTGAGGAGAAGAAAGCTTATGCGGGTAAATCTTTTCAAATAGCTTTCTCTTAATCTTAAATGCCTCCGTTTCCACGCCTTTCACATCGATTATCTCAATGGATCCGTCGAGGTTATGGATTTCAAAATCCGCAACATATTCAATTTTCCGAAAAGTTTTACCGTTCTTCATGAAAGCCGCCTGAAGAAGATACCGAGGCTGTATTCGGAAAAATAAAATTTGGTTGTGAAGTTGAGACCACTTAAGCTGCTCGTAGTATTTCGCCTCAGCTTTACTATCAAATGTATGGCCATCCAAGGTCACCTTCTTGTTGCCGTATTTACTGACTGGCATTACTTCACCTTCAATTCCATCATAATTTGATTCTCAGGAGCTTCATTCTTCATCTTTTTTAGCTTTGCTTCGCAAACAGGAACGATACCCTTGGCAATACTTTCTTTGCTTTTTAATGGACGATTACACACGGGACAATACATGCTTATGCCCCCTTTCTTAACGAGTGAGGATAATCAACAACCTCATCTCCATAATCCACAACAGCTTTATCATAAGTTTTATAATAATAATCACCAGCTGTATGAAAACGATCTAGCGCCCATTTTTCTTCATCCGGCGTATAGCAGACCGTTTTTGATTGATCCTCCCCGCCTTGCTGCCAGTAAATAATCGAGTGTGGCGCGGGGCCATTAAAGCCTAATAAATTAATTTGGGTCATTTGAATTCTCCCTTTTCTTTCTGGAATTTTCGCAATCTATAATTGTCTCCGTACATCTCAATCGGATCGGCATCCTGAATCATCCGGGAAAAATCTCTTTCACCGTACATGGCAGATAGCTCTGAAATAGTGAAGTTTGTCGTGAAAATAGTAGATTTACCACAACGTGAATCTATAATTTCGTTCATTTTTGTTACTTTCCAAGTTATTTGGGATTTGTCCTTTTCCGTAAATTCCGCACCAAAATCATCAATAACTAACAGTTCTACAGAAGCAATGATTTCCATCAGTTTCCCTTCTGTTAACTCGCTGTTTTTATTCCAGGTAGAAGTAATTTTGGTAAATAACTTGTTTACTTGGATGAACAATGCCGATTTCTCCTGCTTCATAAATTCTTTTGTAGCCGCCACTGCTAAATGGCTTTTCCCAGTACCATAATTTCCAATGACCAGGAGACTCTGAGGATTATCAGGATCATAGTTCTTCACGAAGTCTATATAAGCATGTTTTGCACTATCAAGATCAGGTGAAGGAGGAACATAATTGGCAAATGTAGCTTTCTTCAACTTTTCGTTGATTAAACTATTCTCAGCAAACTCCTCATAGAGCCCCCTTATCTGATTCCTTTGGTGAATAAGTTCAGTTTCTTTAGCTAATTGCCAATCTTGTCCTTTAATCTCTTCGCAGTACCAACAGAATGAATTTCGGAAACCATCTAAGAACATTAACTTTTGGCAATCACCGCACCTTTTATCCGAAACGGGGTACCGAAGTCGTATTTTTCAAGTAAGGCTCCTGTAGACTCATTTTTCTTAGCATTTTGAACTTTCCCCCTTTTTTATCACCTGAATTTTTCTTAGGATTTAGCAAGATAGCTTCTACATATTTTAAGTTTCGAGCTCCTTGCAATACTGATTCCTGCATGGCTGCTATTAATGATGCTTCACCAAAATCATCAATCAAGAAGCCTATTCTTTCTGCCATAAATCCACTGATGGTCCCAAAACCTTCTTGTTCATAAAATTGAAAAGCATTTAATTCCTTTTTTCCTTCTTCTTTACCTGGAACCGGTTTGCCGGAAGAACTGTCGGAAGGATTGTCGGAAGAATTGTGAGCAATCATTGCTGACAAAAAACAAAAAATTAAAGACTGTGTCCATTTTGTCTTAATATCAAAAAAGTTCCTGCTAAAAATAAACAGGGCTACAAATGGAATTGTACTGAAGAAGGTCCTCGCAATCCCGCAACTGGTAAAAGAACTCAAATTACACGACGTGCAGATACTAAAAAAGAAGCTGCTTTTAAGGTGGAGGAAGCACTTAAAGACATTATTATAAATAACGGACAGGCTTATAACAAAGATATTCTTTTTAAAGATTACTTACCTGATTGGTTAGTCACCTATAAAAAGAATGCAGTGAAAGAAAATACATTTAAGCTTCATGAACGAAATGTTCAAAAAAAACTCCTTCCGTTAATAGGTCATATGAAGATAAAAGATTTAACCCCAACACATTATCAAAAAATCATTAATAAACTCGCTGATCAAGAAAAAAGTAAAAGAACTGTAGAAATCATCCACACTACTCTTTACAATGCGATGAATAAAGCCGTTTCTCTTGAAATGATATCTAAAAACCCTTGTTCTGGAGTGACAATCCCTAATAAGGCAATAAACCAGATAAAAGAAGATGAAGATTTAGAATATCTAAGCAAAGATGAAGTATTTAGATTTTTAGATGCTGCTCAAGCAGAAGATTGGAACTATTTTATTTTATTTAAAACACTGATTTATACTGGTTTAAGAAAAGGCGAAGCTTTAGCTCTCCAGTTTCACGATTTAGACTTTACCGAAAATAAAATTAAAGTATACAAAACTATAAAGTATGATGCATTGGATATTGATAAAATGTTTGGACCACCTAAAACTGAAACATCGTATAGAAAATTTTAATCGCAGAAAGCCTTGCCGCTCTGTTAACACGTCATGTCATTAAGCAAAAGGAAATAAGGTTGAAATTGGCAGATAGATATCATAGAGAAACAACTCTTGTTTTCGAAAGAGGGAATGGCCTCCCCTATTCAAAATCCACCTTACACAGAGCTTTTAATCGCATCTGTAGAAAAGCAGGAATTACTAAACATATAACCATCCACGGTTTACGACATACCCACGCCGTTTTACTTCTTGAATCTGGATCCAGTTTAAAAGATGTGCAGGAACGTTTAGGACATAAATCCATTCAAACAACAGCAGATGTCTATGCTCACGTGTCAAAAATACTCGAAGAAAAAAGTGTAGACGGATATTCAAATTACATGGATTATACGCAGTTGAATATGAAATAGTTTGAAATGTGGTCAGCCAGCCCTTTCTCCTTCAATTTATAAAAATAAAAAAAGCCTTGGCAACTGAGAAACTCAGTAATACCAAGGCTTTGAAGCTATTAATACATGGACATATATTGTTCGCGTTCCCATGGGTGGACTTGCGTGCGGAACATATCCAACTATAAATATTACCTTTTTTATACCTTCCAATTCCATTAATCTGTTGATATAGTCCATTTTGTTTCGGGATGCTTTTCAAACCTTTTCAAATCGTTTTAATCATAGAGGGGTGAAAGAGGGGTAAACGGAGGGGTGAAATATTTCACCCCTCTCATTTTATTTCATCAAAGGTTTTTACTTCCCCTCTTAAATTATTTTTCTTCATATAACCTTCGAATTTACGCTTCCTATCTTCTGTTGAAGTAAATACATAAAGTGTTGGAACTAACCCTAGTCTTTCCTTCAATTTCGGAAGCACATCTGCATAGGATTCAATTTTACTTTTATTATCTGCCATGCCTCGAATGTTATCAACTTCAATTAAGTGAAGGTATCCATTACGGCTAAAACTGGCGTCACTGACGACCTTCTTCTTATCCGCTAGTGCCAGTCCTTTGAATTGTATTCCAAACGATGACTGAACTGATTCTTTTGTTTCAATAACATACTCCGTTTTCCAATCCAACGGACAATTAAAGTATAAATAAGCCTCGTTACACAAAAGAGTATGCTCGATTAACATATTCTTTTTCACCTCTTTTTTAGATCCGATTAATTCCCTTCCTTCTTTATTGAGATATATTACTTTTTCCTTATTGAACATGGTTTCATGGATATACGGACTAAGTTGTTTAATCACTCGACAAGCATTGCTGTAACTTTTTAGATCATGTATTTGCTGCAGGTGGCGTATTTTCGTCATACTCAGCTGGTCTATTGTCGTTAACAGACTTTCTATTCGTTGCTGCGTGAATGATTTCATGTTCTCTTTCCTCCATTTTTTTGAACATATATTTATCGTCAATATAGGGAACTTGAACAACTTTTTTCTTTTCAATTTTGTAAATAGCTCTTCCTGGAGTGCTAGGTAAATCCTCTGCTCCCTTTTCATCTAAAATAACCATGCTGCCAATTTGCGCTGCAGCTATGAATGAAATCCAAGAAACTATATTCATTTTTACTTGCATCGGGACCGCTTCTTTAGTGGGGTATTGCGTACAGTAAAGCAGTCTTAATCCTAAACCTCCGCCTATTCGAGATATTTCAGAAAGGGCAGCCTGACAGAATTTAGCGTATTTCTTTCCCTCCCCAGCAATGATATTGGGAGATAACTCGGCTCCCTCATCCACTACCACAAAGGTCCTTTTCTTAATAGGAGTATCCACAATGTTTGTAAATCCCTTTGCACGAAACATCTTTTCACGATTTTTTAAGTCATCCACAATTTCGGACAACACTTCCGCTGCTTCAAAAACATCACTAGCCACTGCCTTTACTTGTGGCAATGAAAGATATTTCCCAAACTCCAAGCCGCCTTTCAAGTCCAAGAAATAAAATTCAACATTCTCTAACTGATCCATGAGCAATGTATAAAAGGCTTCTTTTATAAAGACTGTTTTGCCAAAACGTGTAACTCCTCCAACGAGCATATGAGGATACTTTTCGAAATCGTGATACAAAGTTCCTTTATGATTGTTTCCGATAGGTATCTCCCATGTTGCAGACCTAAGGAGGGAATCGTCATAATTCCAGCTTTCAGGCAGGCCATGTTCAAATACATTAATTTTTAAAACCTCATCAAAATCAACTTCAACATCTTTATTGAGTCCATCTTTCAGTACAGGGATAAAGGATTCGAACGCTTCTGAAGGTACGCCTAATGGCAAGGAGTAGATATAAGTGGTGTATGTGTGGTGGTTATATTTACGGATCAATTTGGGGTAAAGGAAATTATCATTCTGATTAATACCGACCTTCCTGTTTTCAAATATTTGTTGAATCTTCTTTTCGTCCGTCATTTTCTTACCCGGAATAAAGGCAGCCACTAAAGCAATGGCAGGAATAGCTAACCATTCAATCATACCAATTCCTCCAATCCTCTAGTTCTCCCTCAGTTGTACCATTATTTAAGATGTTAAAGTACTCTCGATTCCCAAAGTGTTTGTAATAGGTTTTTTCTTCATCATGGCACATGTACATGTATTGGCTTAAAGTATTTTCGATATCTTCTTTATCGTTGCTCCAATCGGCTAAAAACTCCTGTAATGGCTTAAATGCTTTCTTTTTAATATGGTGTATTTCAAAATCCATCATCCACACTCCCTTGTTTTGAAATCAATCTTTTCTGGATGAAACAGACAGAAAAGAGATATGTGAAACATATCTGTCGTACAATCAAAACACAAAATTAGACAAGCCGAACAATAGATGGGCAATAAAATTACACACTATAATCCACAATCAACCAATTGGAACATGTAATAAAGTGTGTTTACAAGAATAGCATTGATAATTTCTTCAGCAAATAAAGGATGCTGCCGTACTTCGCAATTTCTAAAACGAGTATTAACAAATCTTCATTGATTTTAACTCCGCCCTTATCCAATAAAGCAATGCCCATAAGTGATCCACCAGTAAGACCAGTAAAGACCATTCCAAAAGTAAACGGATCCATATATTCCACTCTCCTCTACGTTGTATTATGCATTGTATGGTCATCTGCCCAATTACTTGCCTGTACTTTGCACAAATATTTGTGCAAAATTTTCTAAGCAGGAATACATAAATACATGGAGAATGTTATATAGTGGTGATGTAGATGAAGTCTAATATTGGAAAATTAATCAAAGATTCCAAATTCAAACGGGATTATATTCAAAAGGAAATGGGTGTATCGAGAAACACAATTTCGAATTGGAGCCAAGGAAAGACGAATCCATCGGCAGATCAATTATTTAAGCTGGCTAGGTTGTTAGAAGTAAAAGTTGATGATTTATATGAAGAAGAGGATTGATATTTTGGTAATATGTGCTACTATTACTTTTGGACTACAATTTTAGGGGGATCATACTATTATGGCAAAAAAAGAAAAAGTTAATAAACCGTTTTATAAAAAATGGTGGGTTTGGGTTTTAGCAATTATTATTATCGGTGCAATTGCAGGCGGCGGGGAAGATACAGATAATGAAAAAACGGCTCCAGCAAGCACAGAAACTAAGGAAGAAGTCGCTAAAGAAGAAGTTGTTAAGGAGAAGAAAGAAGCTCCTAAAAAGGAAAAGAAAAAAGAAAAAACTTATGGAATTGGCGATCTTGTTAAAGTAGGTAATATGGAGTATACAATCAAAGAGAGAAAAGCAGCTGACCAAGTAGGACCTTCTGCTTTACCTGACAAGGCAAGTGGGAAATTTGTTGTCTTAGAAGTTACATTAAAGAACAACGGAAACAAAGCTGTTACTGCAGACGCGAGTTTCTTCAAATTGAAACGCGGAGAAAAAGTTTATGAAGCAGATTCAGCAGCAAGCATATCGGCTAACCAAGGAGAAGACGGTCAAATTGAAAACAGTTTCTTCTTCCAAGAAGTTAACCCTGATTCTGAAGCATCAGGAAAAGTGGTATTCGATGTAGCTCCAGAAGTTGCAGATGCTTCTGATTTGAAGGTTCAAGTACAAACTGGCGTCTTCGGTACTGAAACCGAATCCATTACCTTAAAATAATGAACATAAATCTCAGGGTTAACCTACATTCTAATGGAACTAAATTCTTAAAAAGTGGCAGCTTTCCAGTAATGAATTCAGATTTCAAGAAAGATCCTGATTGGACAGCAGCCATTGCCGCTTACGAATGGATCCAACAAATTAAAATGAGTTTTTACGTAAGTGAAGATTTTCGAATCGATCAGGTAATTTATAACGGGGAACATGACATTACGGAGTTAGTTAAGAAGGTTAAACCTAATATTTAGGTTAAATAAGGAGAGTCAAGGTTGAGTACAGAAAATACGCCTACACAAGATGAAGTAGAACCCACTACAGAGTCGAACGAAGAATATCCTAGTAGTGAATTACTTTTAAGCATTATTCAAAGTGAATATGATATTGAAGTGGGGAGAAAAAGAGACTTAGAAACTCGTGCTGGTATACTAATAGCATTACTTGGAGCAGTCGTGGTTTTCTATTTAACGGAGATTAATTTTTCTTCTTTTAAAACAGCTAACTCCAAAGTCGAGGTTTTATGTTTTATCTTAATATCATTAATTTATTTATTCCCAGTTGTCATGTTGTTATTGTCATTTAATAAATTCATTAACGTACTTAAAACCAAATCTTATCAGAGAATCGGGCTTGATGGTTTTGACATAGAGACAGCAAAAAGGAATCAAAATGAGCTTTCATTCGATTTAATGGAATCATACACTGCTGTGGTCAAATCAAATGCTATATCGAACGATGAAAAAGTCGATGATTTTAAAGAAGGTATTGATAAATTAACAATAGCAATTATAGGTATTGTAGTTACTTACCTGCTTAAAGAGTTACTAAAATTAATTTTATAGGAGGATATCGCATGGCAGATAAAGATAGCTGGTGGAAGGATAAAAGTAAGGGCAGCTTAAAACCAATTCCGAAAAAAAATCCTTTTACTCCTAGAGATGTTCAAAGTGATGCTTTACGTTTAGACCCAAAAGGTGTGTTTAAACCAAGACATGTATACTTTGAAGAAAGAAAAAAGTAAGTTTCATTTAACCACTTCCTAAAGTACTAAAAAATTTGAGGTTTTACCGGGGAAATTACGTTAATGATTTTTTTCTCCATCTCACCTCTAATTTATCATCTTCATAAAAAATTGCCCCTACTCAATGAGTAAGGGCTTTTTAAGTGGGGTACCTGGTGGAGTTTGTACCATAGTAGTACATTCTCCAATTATTTATTGTTTATGCAGCAAATAATTCAGCGAAAGTAGCTTTTCCGGCCTTCTTATCTGCAGCAATCATTTTAGCCTTTTGGAATTTTGCCAATGCCGTTTCTGTAGCTTGTCCAAAGATAGAATCCAGTGTTCCCGGCTTATATCCTTCTGTGTAAAGCGCGGCTTGGAGAATCCAAGTCAAATTTCCTTTCGCTCCTTTTTCAAGGGTAACAATGGCCGCCTTTGTCTTAGCTCCCCATTTTCCGTCCACAATAAGCTTTTTATTAAACTGCTTGTTAAGCTCGGTTTGCAACGCTTTGATCAGAGCTGTTTGAGTTTTAGGTCCATTAATACCATCCACAACAAGACCGGCATCATAACGGCTATTTAATGTTTTCTGAATGGATACGATCGTTCTGTCACCATTATCCTTGGAAGGCTCCTTGGTGACTTCCGAGTCTACATCTTTCTTAGGTGGCTCAATGACAGCAATATCATCATCATCCTTAAATTTCAATGATAGACTTGGCTTTTTCCCTAATTGCATTTGTGCATAAGACAATCCACCCGTCATTTCCAAGTGAGGATAATCCTTAAAGCCTGTCCAATCTCCACCCCATTTAAAGCCTAATTCTTTACCAATGGAGGCCACTCGTGTCCACTTTGTATTAATGGTCCAGATTGCATTCTTTCCATCATCGCTTACAATGAAGAAATCGATTGCTACGCCAAAGTTATGAAAGGATTGACCAGGCTTCGCTTTGGTAACCTGAGGTTTAGATAAATCAGCGTAGTTTTTGCCGCGGTAACTATAAAAAAGTCGCCCCTGGCCGTAAAGAGCTGCCTGTTCTTCCATCGACCTAAAGCCAGCACTGATTTGAGCATAGATACCTTCTTTGTAAGCCCGTTTAATCATTTCTAAAGCAGAGGCTTTCACTACTGAATTCATTCCAGAACCCATGTTTTTAATTGAACGATCTAATAAAGTTTGCAATGCTACTGTCATTTCCCATCGTCTCCTTTTAATTTAAAGTCATAATAAAAAGCCACCCGAAGGCAGCTTATTTTGGTTCGTTATAGTTCATCGCACTTGGGCTATCCTTAACACCCTTTGTTGTCGGGTCATTAATTGCATTCCACAAACTAATTACCATGATCACAACTACATATGGATTAGAAAGTGAATCAACCAACAAATTATAAACAGAACCCCATGTAGTTAAATCCTGTGCAGTTAATCCAAAATAACCGAGAATCGGTACAAAAACAGCTAAAAATAATTGTGTTATAAACAATGGATTTTTAAATCTCACTTTCCAATTAATCATCTAATCCCTCTCCTTTAGGGTAATTTTATCCACCCTGACCATATAGCTGTAACTAAACCAATTACCCCGACGCATATCGAGGTGGCAGCATTGACTAGAGCAATCTTAAAAGCACCAGTTCCTTTGCTCTTTTCTATTTCTTTTTGTGTAATAAATACATCAATCTTTTGGTTTTGCTCATCTATCTTTGTATTTACATTTTTGTTTTGATCGTCAATCTTTGTATTCAAGTGTTTATTTTGTTCATCAATTTTGGAATTCATATCTTCATTTTGTTTATCGAGCTTGGTGGTAAGGTTTTGGAAAAACGACTTCATTTCAGTTATGGCTTCTTTAAATCCAACCATGGTTTCTTTTCCTAATAAAGCTGACTCTTCAGTTTTCCGCATCCTATCCTCATAGTTTCTCAATATACCCTTGATGTCTTTAACATCGTCTTTAATGTCGTTTAACTGATACTGTTGATTCTTATTTTGTTCAGCTAACGCTTCGTTCGTGGGAATCGTCAACCTTCTCCCCCTCCTTAATTGACGAACTGGTCAGGAAGCACAAAAAAGCATAGCCAGCATAAGCTACACTACCTGTACCAATACTGAAGGATCCATCCCCCATAGTAATCGCAACGCAAATCAAACTCCACCAAACACCTGATAGCGTTAGTCCGACTTTTCTCCATTTGTTACTTTTTAAAACAAAACCATAAATTTTAATCAAGGCTAGTGTAAGAGTAATGACCCCAACGGCCCACTCATCTAATGTGGCATTTAATACTAACCAACGTGAAGACTGCTCCTCAAACAAATTGATTTGTCTGAACATGACATATGCCCAACCAAGTGATACAAAAGACATTACTATTTCGAATGGCCAGATCATCGTTTTCATAAGTGGTGGTTCCCCTCTCTGCTTTAGCACATTCATGGCCCCCTTTGAAATTATTTATCTCTGTCTATAATGTTTATCCATAAAAAAAAGCCGCCCTTTGGGACGACTTAAATATGCTGTTCACTATAATAGATCAATTTCTAAGATCTCAATGTTGATGCAATTTTGGTCAACGTTTAGGGCATTGCTTAAAAATAACTCTACATCTAAACCTGAGTTAAAAATAGCACCGCCAAAATCGTTATTTTCGGACAATATTTTATTAATCCTTTTGTTTTCGTCTTCTGCTAAATTAACATTTATTTGAGATATACAATGGTAATCATCTTCATAAGAATGATCTACAAATACTTCAATCACCTAAACACCTCCAATGGTTTACCATCATTATAACTGATACATTAATATCTGATATCAAAAATTTTTAACCTTCAGAGTATTTTGTTACCGCACAGTTTGTTCCTACTAATTATTAAGATTCAAACGATTTAAGCCAGTAATACAAAGTATCACCACGTTGATTATAACCCGTGGCATTAGGATGCACACCGCCATTAGCGTCAATGTCAAAGCCATTTTTGGCATCAATATTAGTATTATCAGGAATAAGATAAATTCCTTGCGCTTCTTTACCTTTGAAGTACTTGATTACTTCATCAATCCACAATGCATTATTACGTTTATATCTCCATTGCGTTTGACCATTTCCGTATGCCAACCCAAAAGAATCTTGATTTTCATTTGGTGGTATCGTGACGAATATCCCCACTTTAATTGTAGAGCTATATACTTTAATTTTGTTAATCATTGCATCAAAATGACCCAAAATTGTTGGGATTGCATTTAGAAGATCAGTATCATTATTGTACGTAAAAGTATCGTTAATACCTAAACAAATTCCCACATAATCTAAAGAAGCATATCCTTGGTTCGTCATGTAGTAACTAAAATCAAAGTCACTAACTGCAGAATTATAGAATGGGTTAGCCACCCCCAGATACAAATCACCCGTCCTATACTGTGCGGCTGTCCATCCACCGCGCCCCTCATGTTTATTAGAAGTTGCCCCTCTGGTGCCTAGTAATGAAACTTTCATAGGGTCACTTGCTGTTAAATCTAATAGCCGTTGTGTCATTCTTCCATCATTAACAGTACTGTCACCGATAATAAGTACTTTTTTATTCCCTGCACCAACTGTAGCAGCCTTTACGATGAAGTTAGTTGTTACTTGCTTAACCAGGTTAAAGTTTCGGTATACAGTGATTGTTAAGGGATATGTTCCAGCTATAGTAGGCGTACAAGTCCACTTACGTTCATCTTGTCTACCTACTGAACACGTAACATCTATTTGTACATCGTTTTGCGGAACTGTTAAAGTGTTTTGAAAATAAATATTAACTTCCTTCCCTACAACTCCGTAAATATTTGGAGGTAAAATCGATTTGCGGTCTGGTTCACCTGAAAGACCAGGTAATTCTAGATATTCCTTTGCTATCTTTAACCCAAAATTCTCATAGGGTAATAATTCAGTTCCCTTATTCACTTGTTGAGTATCAACAGTTGCGCCATCACCGGTATACCAACTAAAACGCATATAAGCAGCATTTGCAGGAGTTGTTGCTTGATAATTTGATATAGGCGATCCTGATACCCCACTTATATACGTTTTATTCGTATCATAATAAGCGATATGCCGAAGCACCTTAATAATATATGATGTATTTGGTGAAATTGGTAAAAAACCACCTGCAGTAAATCCAGAAGTAGCCGTTACTGCACCTGTTGTTCCACTAATATAACTATTAGCAACAACATCATCTTTATTAAATAGATTGCTACCTGATTTACTAAAAGAAAGAGATCCTACTGACAATGGTGGTATATCCGAGAGCATTATTGGCGTTTTCTCAACATACTTCGATTCAATCATTTCTTTAAACGCTTCGTAGGCTGTGGGTACAGTGCCTAATTCTAGTTGTTGAGTATTCGCTAGTGCTGGCGTTGTAGAAAATCTTACTGTTGCTGCATTGGCAGGAGTTGTAAACGAGGTAGTCAATCCACCACTTATAAAAACACCATTTGAAGTATATGTCGCATAAGCGTAACCCCCTACTTTTACATACTGTGTATTGGGGGATATTGGGATATGTTCACTCGAATCGAATGCAGCATCAGCAACAAGTTCGCCCGTTGTATTAGAAACTCTAGATCCTGGGGTAACTTTATTTTTATTGAATAAGTTTTTCCCTGTCTTAGCGAATGTAGTCTTTGCAAGAGTGATACTTCTATTGGGTGGAGTTGGACCAATTGCTGTTGTACCTGCCATCTGCGCTTTTAAGGTATCGGATAAATACGTTTCATCTATCAATCCTTTGTTTTTATCAATTTGATTAATTGCAATAGTACCTGTTTTGTCTAATTTCTTTCCTACCTCGGTATCTACGTAAGTTTTATCAGCTTTAGGAGCAACAGATGTAGACAGTTCTGTTTTTGTCGCAGTATCGGCCAACTGTGCGGTAACTCCAGCGATTTTATCGTCTTTATCCTTCAAGGCAGCCACCACGTTTGCCTGAGGGATTGTTGCTATATCACCTAGTTCAGTTTTTGTTGCCAATTTACTTGTATCCACTTCTGGAATAGGAATAGATACATTACCGTTTACAGGTGCAACTCCATTAACTTTTTTAACCGCACCAGTCAATTGTTCCGAAACTGCACTAAGTTGGCCTTCGACATCTGCCTTAACTTGCGTTACCAGTGATTCAACATCACCAGCAGTTACCGATCTACTCGGTGAAGCAGTTGGCGGGAAATTAACATTTACATCCTTCATGTTTTCACTCCTTTTTTTAGACAAAATAAAAAAGCCTCCATAACAGGATGACTTGAAAACCTCGCCTATTTATCAGCGTCCAACATATCTTGTGTGGCCTGCTTCCAAGCTAAAGGGACGTTTTCTATTTTCCTTAATTTTAGTTTGATTAAATCATAATAAATTTTTGCCACAATCAAGCACCGCCTTTGATTAATTCTGCTAACTCAGCAACCGCAAGCATCATTTCAATTTTCTCACTTTCTATTTTTTCAGCCATTTCAGCAATTGCCATCTTCAATGCCAAGTTATCTTCTTGCAAAATCTCCATTTCAGTTTTCGGCAAGACTGGAGGAATGGGGATTGTGTTTTCTGATGCTTCTTCCCAAAGCCCGTTGACGAACTTGGGTTTATACATTCCCTGGCCACCTGTTGTCACTGGCGGGTTGTCTGTGTACCATTTAGGTATTGGGTCATTGTCATTCAATAGAATGTCTCCGCCTGGTACATATTGCAAAGTGTTCTTATCATACTTATAGGCTAACTTCATTTCCATCCTCCTTTTCTATTTAATCAACCGGAAAGCTTGTGTTAATAGGGAACCACTTACCATCTTCGTATTGGGAAAGCTCGGACGCTCCATCCATAATAATTTCACCAACAGTCGTAACGGAAATCCTTGTATTTGTTGATCGCCCAGATATATTACTCCCGTTTTGTGCGTAGTTATGCGTCATATCAAGAGGTCTATATCCAATTGGTAAAGTTGCCATTATCGTACCATTCGCTAATACATTTGTGACTGCGCCACGTAAATATACAATGTTCCCAATCTTTTTGTATTGTGGTGTTCGGTTCGATTGGTATGACTTAACCCCATTTTGTAATGTCAAATTGATCCATGGTGTACTCTTTAAATCCTCTAAGTACTTTTTGTCTTCTTTACTCATTAAACCGTTTTTGGCTGTCGTTGCTGTTGTCGTATCCGCTTTTTCGCTTAAATACTGAATCTGAACATCGGTCAACATCCTGTTATTCATATCCTGAATAATCATAGTTGCTGGATGTGTAGAAGGATGAACATAATTATTCGCCCCTGTCGAAACTCCATTTAACTTAATCTTATCTTCCTTACTCATTAAACCATTTGTTGTTGTAGTAACGGGCGTTTTGTCCGCAGCGTTATCTTGTAAGTCCTTCAAAGCGCGGTACGTTAAATTCATTTGCCAATTCCACCAGTCCGCAGGTGGGTGCTCATCAGGAAGATATCCAATATTTTTCTTTGATTCCGGTGGCGCTGAACCAACGGCGGTCCATACCGGAAGTAATACTTGATTAAACGGCATTCAGATACCTCCTTAAATTGGTAAGTCATTTTCCTCAGAAGGCTCGTAAATAGCGCTTAGTGTGCCACCTCTGCTTTGGTCTACAGGTGCAAAACCTTGAGCGCTCGTCTCTACTTGATTTTTAATGCGGGACATTCTGAACGTCCCTTGTAAACTAATGCTTTCTACTTTAACACCAGCTGGTGCGACCCTTTGCACCAAAAAAGCAAATTGTTGGGTGGATAGGCCCGCATCATTTAATGCCTTGATTGGCAAACCTTCTATCCTAAGTGCTGCAGCCTTTTTTCCTTCCGCAACCTCATACAAAGCCCTCATTTTGATTGTAGAGGGGTTCGTATTCAACGTTCTTGCTAATACCTCTATCATGTTATTAAATGTTCCGTTGCTGTTATTACGGGCGATTCTTGCCATTATGAGCAGCCTTAGCACTTCGTCACTTACGTTTCCGCGCTCCTGCCCCCAGCCTTTACCGATTAAATCAAGCGTTGTCCCTTTAGCTTGCTGAATATCACGCCAAGATTCAATTTTTTCAAAAGTTAAGCGTACCTCATTTGTTTTCTCGGTAATCAGCAATATAAATTTCCCAATCAACGAATCAGGGTTCTTGGTAAAGACATCCGTTAATTTCCGAAAAGTATCAATGAATGAAATCATATGGTCACCGCAACCGAGATATTAGCTGCATTTGTTTGAGCCACTTCATTTGTAGCAATATTGATATTACTTGTTGCTAAGGATCCAGCCGTTTTACCAATCTTTATTCCAACATCTTTAACCCCTTGAATTTGCATCACTTCGAAGTTTAGTTGTTGGACAATAACCTTATCCCCCATGTTCAACCCAGTATAAATAGATCCGTCACTTGCCGTCCCACCAACGAATCGAACGATGGTATCTTTAACCTCTGTAATACTTGTACTTTGGAAAGTATTATCAGTTGTCAAGTCTACGCTAGCAAATATGTTAACCGTATTGGCGGGTGTATAGGAAACTTTATGGGGAATGCCGCTTATATCCTTAACTTGAAAAGATGAGGTTCCATAAGGCTCAATACCGGCTGGCCCCTTATCGAATATAGCTTCTGCAATTTCTTGTCCATTTCCACCTAATACATAGACTTGATAACTGTTAGGAGGTGTTCCGTTAACTGTGGCATTTGTGTTGTTATTATGAACGTTTGCAGCGCGAACACCTAAAACGTTCTGAACGGCCGAAACAATACTGTTAGGCGTTGCGTATCCTTTAATCCCGTTCGTATCTAACAATCTTTTTCTTAACTCAACATCCGTTTCTTTTTCTCGTCCGCCTGTAATGGCTTGCGAATTCGTTACCGATTCCACACTTGAACTTGGTTCGCTTTGAATGGTAATTTCTCCAGGTAATGCGTTTCCAATTATCCCTGGTGTAAGACTTACAACCTCTGCTGTGCCGGTTCCGATTGAACTTAATGTCACATTTTCTTTAACGGCATATTCAATACCTGATTCTTTTTCGTATCTTGTTCCAGCAACCACAACAAAATTTGGTGTTCCAACTATGTCTACCTGACCTTCTGCAGAAAGTTCAGGATTCCGAGAAGTTAAAAAGTAGCTCGTTAAATAATCCAGGTTCTTATCCGTCGCTTCGGAAGGATGTCCGCTATGATAAATCGCCTCCCCAAGTTCCCACACTTTTGCCAGCACCCAAGATAAAAGACCACTGATAATACCATTTGGGCTTTTGTAAGACAAGTTTACATCCTCGCCAAACAATTCTTTTTGCCTTTGATCAATTTCCTCTTTTAAATCCGCTTGGTTTGGACGATTAAATCCTTTTTCGGAAAGGCCCCATGCCATTAAAACTCAACTCCTTCCAGCGCTAACGTTTCATCATCTTCCTTTCGCATAATGATATCAACCGTCAATTTTCTATTTCTTGTATCCCGATTAAAAATAATACTTTCAAAATTTAATGGTTCACTGGTACCCATCGTAGATTCCAAAATATTATCTTTCGCTTCAGCTTCATTAAAAAACTTTGAAAAAAGAGGGCCCCGATCCATCCCTTCTTCCGGATCTAAAAACCATTCGCCTTTTTCTGTTTTTATGGAGATGCGGGCTTGTTGTGCAAGTTCTTCATCCCCTTCTATCATGATGAATGATCCATTTTGTAAAATCAGATCTCCTTTTTCATCTAATTTGAATGACTTCATAAATCAAACACCCCAATCACAACTGCGTCATTTAGGTTAAACATCCGCCGCATGCCAGGATCAAAGGGAACATTTTGCAATTCATCCATTGCCCTTTCTGCTACCGCTACCTGGATCACATCTCCTTTAATTAAAGGCCCCACATGACGCAAACAAGGTACCGACTGAACTAATGGATATTTGCTTAATTCACCGCTTTTACTTTTGGACATAAATAATATTTCGATATCTGCTTCGGGTGGCTTGGTGCTACCATCATAAGAAATTACACGTGCAGGTAAATTCGTGTGAATTTGAAGCATGATATTTTTGATTAAGTTTTCTATAAAAAGAGATTCTGAGCTCATATATTCACCCACTTATTCACATGAAAACTCCGTATAGAAGTCATTTTTATCCGCTACATGTTTTCCTTTGAAAGCTCGATACTTCCCATTAGCTGTTTTGGATTTAAGCTCGATGATGCTGCATGTGGTAATTCTGTGTTGCATTAAACATTTAACCGAATACCCGGTTTTATTATTTTCTGTAAAGACTGATGGGCTTCCAATTAATCCGCTTGCTTCTTCTAACACAAAGCGCTCGTCAGTACCTTCTTTCAATGGCCTAATGACCAATTTTCCACGGCGATGGTAAATGATGCTGCCGCAATCCCTCACAATATCCTCTAAGTCGTTGTAAATCAGTTTAGATATGGTATAGCCCTTCTTGTAAACTTTATCGTTCTTAAGCTTCATGGGGGCGCCTAATTTGATATCTAATAAATCCAGCATCCTTCTGATCATGGTTGAGCCTTTGCTGTTCTTCTTAAAGGTTATGGAGTCCTTTTTCCCTTTGTCTGCTGTCTTACTGTCTATCTTCTTTTTGGTGTAATCATCACCCTCTGAGGAATAGATGGTGGTTATCTTGTCTACTCCATCGAAGCTTGTTTTGATGCTGTATACTTTGCCCTCACTCAATACTCCCACATCATTGGAATATCCAGCCTGTACAGTTAATGTATCGCCTTGCTTGAATGTTGAGATGGTACTTTTGGATAAGTTGAACAACTGTACTTTGTTTTTATTCGGTTTCATATCGTCATCGAAAATAATTTCGAATCGGATATGGAGATCTTCATTCGTGAAAGTAGCTCTTCCGATGCTAACTTTCATCACGCGCTTAAAGTTATAGAGGGTCATCTTCATCATCTGCCTGATCATTAATATATAAAAATACGGTTTTCTCAAAATTGTCCCAGGTAAGGCGTGTTTCTATGCCTGATAAATCCATGGGTACTAACTGAGGGGCAGGCAAAGATAAGTCTGTGATATCACTCCACAAAGGCTTATTCAGGACCATTTTTTCACCTATAATCATTTCTTCGTCCTCTTCTTCTCCTGTAGGGCGGAATAGATCTACGGTGAAAAAGTCTCCGGTTTCGTTATAAGCAAATTTGAGCTTGAACGTCTCATCCGCTAAATCTATGTCAAACATTTCTGGAAGGTTTTCTTTATCAATAGGAATATAATCCATCTATTCACCTACTTCACTCTTAATTTCACCCCAATGGGGATTCGGCGGTCAGGGTACTTATTCCATTTTCTAAGTTGTGGGATGGATGATCCGTATTTTCTACTTAATCCCCAATACGTATCTCCTTTTCTTGTTACATGGTATTTGTTTTTGTTAGCTGGCTTTTTCTTACTTACCGGCTTTTTCTTGCCGCTATTATTTGTGGGCTTCTTTTTCCAAGAGGTTGTGGAGATTCGAATTCGCCTTAGTGAAATATCGATTCCCATTCCATTTTGAACATTGGAAGTCCGCTTGCCACTAATGTTTGTGATGACTACATTCGATGCACTCAATTTCCCAACATATTTTATGATTTTCCCGCTTTCCATTATGGAAATTAATTTCTTCTTACTTGTTTCATAGTCAGAAGAAAGAATATATCCGCTTATAGTAAACTCTGGGGACCGTTTAGAAACATGATCAGTAAACGGCTCCCCTTTCTCAACGGCATATTCTGTAACATCTACCTTGTAATTTTCATTTTCAGTTTCTATAAACAAGGAAACATTATCAAGCTTAGCCATCAATATTCCCCCTCTGGTTCATAAAGAAAGTTGAGGTGGTCGAACATTTCTTCAAATACCTCTTTCACTTGATCTTTAATGCCCTTACCGTCTTCACCAGTTCCTGAAATGTAAATGGTAGGGCTTAGAGTTACAGAACTCCTGGAATTGCTTACAGTGCTACCTGACGCCGTTCCCGGTGAATAATTTTCGTTAGGAATTACTCCTCCAGTCATTTCTAACGCCATTTTCTTAACGTAATCATTTCCGTCTTCAATACCAAGACCTAAACCTTCTGTAACGAATCCACCGTATTCAAACATAACTCTTGAAGGAGAATGGATATTTAAGGCTCCCGTTACAGCTCCCTTGATACTTTCGGCTACCCCTTTGGCGGCGCTCAATGCTGCTCCAGCCATTGAACTAATACCATTAATTAGACCTTGAATAATATTTTTACCGATGGATGTTAAATCGATTGCGGCAAAAAAGGCTTCAATGTTATGCCATATAGATTCTGCTGTTCCCTTAATTGCTGTCCATGCACCTTCCCAATCACCTTGGATAATTGCCATCGCTGCAGATAAAAGCCCGGTAATAACAGCAATTGAATTATTTATTACTAACTTAATAAGTTCCCAGGCAACACGGATAACACTTGTGATCAACGTCCACCCAACAGAGAAAACCGTTTTAATTAAGGCCATCCCAACGGAAATATAACCTCTCACCATGTTCATGTATACATTGACTACAGCCATAATTTCGGTACCATGCGCCGACCAAAACGCCTTAATCTCTGCTAGTTTTGCAGAGACAAATATAGAGATTGCTGAAATTGCCTGTTGCAAAGACGCGGAAATGATAGCCCAAGCTGCTATTGTATTGGTTTTAATCCACTCCCAAGCTGCTGTCACCCCATCTCGGAACCATTGAACGTTATTCCATAGCCAAATGATACCGGCGGTAGCTGCAACTAACGCAGCTGCGACTAACCAAACGGTCGAACTCATTGCTGCCAATCCAGTTATTAACGGCATAATGAAAGGTGCTACAAAAGCTAGGGCCGCCTTAAATCCTGCAATCAACCCAATACCTGCCGCTAACGGAGATAACAGCAAGGTTAGAACTGGAATTAACATCAATATTGCCTGAATAACTAACGCAGCCGCCGGATGCAATTCGTTAAACTTAATCACTAATTGTCCTACCGCATTAAGGAAATTCATAATGGGGACCATAACCATTGTGAAAGCTGTAACCATTGGTTGAATGGCTTGAATAGCTGTTTGTTTTAATTGCTCCCACGCTAATCCAAAAGGCTTTAATGTGCTTTGAAGTTCTTTTATTTTCTTATCCGTCTCTAGTTTTAAACCTTCAAGTTCTGTAACAGCCACTTGTTTAGATAGGCCCATTTTTTGTCGCCACAAATCAACGTATTTTGTCAATTCTGGTTCGGACATTTTAGAAATAGCAGCTACCTCACCCGCTGCTGTAGGTCCTAGCGAAGATAAGTAATCCGCAAATTCTTTGCCCGCCACTTGTGTTATCTTCCCTAGGTTGTCCTTCCATTGAGTCATTGCATTTACTTGTTCTTGCAAATTCTTGGTAAGTTGCCCGCCGCTTGTCTTCGTCAATTGGATGTTTTCGAATATCCCCCAAGCTTCGGCAATTTCTGTTGTTCTACTTTTAACGGCATCCCGGTATTCTGCCAACGCTGCCGCTTGCTCTTGAAATACCTCCGAAGGCTTGGCCCCAAATGCTAGTTTGGTTAATGCATAAGCTAAAAGTCCGGTAGATATAGCCGCACCAATGGCAACGTGCGTCATACGGATCATCCCTTGATTAATCATCATGGTCATATCTCTAAGCTTCTTAATCCCAGCGTTTGGTCCTAACATGGATAAAGCTAAAACGGCAGCGTTTCCTCGGTTAGCTAACCGATTCAAACCGTCTGCCGCTCTTAATGAATTTTTATTTACCAAAAGTAACGGATTGTTCATTCTATCGTAATTTTCACTAATCCGTTTTGCTTGTGTTGTCATATTCATAAAGGTTCCAGCTTGTTGATACATACCTTGAAGAACCCTTTTATTATTGTTGATCATATTGTCTGTTGCATCTTTATGAATTTTTCCTAATCTCTGTACGTCCCGCATTAAATCTTGTGTGGTTCCTTTATAATCACCGCTTGCTTTCGCAAGTTCGAAATATCCATACTTAGCCTTTATCAAGTCATTTTTGTGTTTTAGGAATTCTTTATTGTTTTTCTGCCAACCGTATTTCATTTCGTGCAACATTCGCCGGGATTCATCCGTTAAACCGTAGTAACTTTCACGCATCTTATGAGAATATTTCGTCCCTCTACGCATTTCATCGTTTAAATCTCTGAAAGGATCGGCGTCAATTTGTTTTGTTTGCCTGATTGTGTCATTGATCGCATTGTTCATATCCTTCAATGGATCTGCATTTGCTATAACATCAATCAGGATGTGGGTTTCACGTACCGACATCTTTTCACCGTCCTTTCCCTTTCGTCTTCATCGCGTCATTTTTTATCTTTATCATCTTGTCGAGTGCTGCATTGGCAATTGATAACGTGATATCATCCATTGCCAATGCTTCCGTCACACTCACATTGCAATCTTCAGCCATTACTAATCGCCAACGCATCCATTCCCCTGGTTCCTCCACAATGACCTTCCAGGGGTTTTTAGGAAAGTTAGCCCATAAGAAATGTACTTGCTTCTTTCATCACCTCTTGGAACCCCTCATTTTCTTCCCAGTAATCCCAATTCACTTTAGGCTGAACAATGACCTTAGACATTAATTCACCGTAGTATTTTTCCTCGTCTAAATTTCCATTCATATCTTTTGCGCGTCCTCTAAGCTGCACGCCGCCTTTAACACCTGGATGTTGGAATAAGTATTTTGTTTCTTCCCCTTGTTCATTAGTAACAATAAATTCTTTTTGACTTCCTGCTTTTGTTGCCATATATAACATCTCCCTTTTATTTGAGTTGTGCCTTGCTTTTTTCAATTAAGAAACCTCCTAAAAAAAGGACAGCGAACTGTCCCCTTAAACGTCTGTATAATCAAATACCATTACTTCAAATTCTCTTTCACCCGTTTCATCCGCAATGGAGCCTTCTGGGGTTTTTAACACCATTGCATTCGAACCGCCGATTTTCTCACTATTAGCACCACCTGTATTAACCCATATCGGAAACTGTTTACCAGAATTCGCCAAACTCTTCAAGAAAGTAACCTCCGGCGAGCCTTGCATAATGAGAAGGGTGATTCTCCCGATATTGTTATTTTTCTTTGTAATACCAACTGCCCCGGTAACACCAACTTTAGGCTCGAAGTTATCCTCTTCCCTCTCCCATTTAACCGCGTCTCCTTCTGCGAAATCATTTATGAATCTTCCATCCACTACACAGCTTGACTGCGAAGCATCAAACGTGTATGAATTAGCAAAAAACTGCAAATCTAGTTTTAACATCCCTTTACCTCCTGTCATTAAATATTTACAACCCCTGTAACTCTTGCTTCATGGATGCCTCCGCTTCTGCCATATTCGAAGGAGCCTCCCCGATATACACGTAACGCCCGATCTTGTATATCAACTTGATCTCTCGGAAGGGTAGTGACTGAATAATCAGGTAGACCGCCTTCTAACACGGCAACGATTCCGTTGTTGAATCCTCTTTGCAATGTAGTAGTCATGGCCGCCTCGATAGCACCAATTCCTCTGGCGTCAAAAGGAGTTTTCGGAGTATTCCCCAGCGTGTAGGAAATTTCATTTTCCATATCTGCCTTAATCCAATCCTGCCCATGTAAATCATCGATGTAAGATCCGTCAGCAAACCAGCCTTCTGATAATTGGCCGCGCCCGCCTTTAACCACATATGCAATGGCGAAATCTCCATCAATGGTATTAATTTCTGTTTCATTTAAGTATCTACCGGTAATACCTTTAAGGCTCTTAAACTTCCAGGTAACCGATCCAACTGTTTGTGAACCTAAATCACCAACTGCTGCCGCATCTAAATGTTCTCCAGCAATGGTATGATCAAAAATAATAGTACGTTTTTTGGTTTTTAGCGCTTTACGGTTTGCATCCGTATTAACTTGAACCGCCAAGAATTTAAAATCCTTATCATTCATGAACGTTGCCGCTGCAAGTTGATCCGCTGCCAGGTCATTTGCCACAAGTGCAAAATGCCATTCACGGCCATAAAAAAGAGCCATAGATGTTTTAATATCTGTGGCATACGTAGCAACCGCCACTTTATCCGGCCGGTTATCTTGTTTAAAGATGGCTCCTGCTTTCGCTTCCACCGCTGTTCCTACTGCGTAATCCGCTTGCAAGGCAGACAAAGTTGAATATTCTTTGTAATCTGCTGCCCCTGTCTTTTGAACAAAAATAACAGGACGCCCCAGCCCTATTTTAGGCGCGGGACTTGCGACATTAATCGTTACTTTAACGTCAGTTAATGGCATATCCTAACCCCCTATAGTTATCGTTTCAATGTGATCAAACGATTTTGTTTCTGAATGTCTAATACGGATACGCAAATCAAAGCCCGCTCTCCGTTCTGTTTCAATGCTTATGAAATTGTCTCGTTTATTTAAATCATCAATCCTCACAACGGTTATCCCTTTATCATAAAGGATTTGTCTGGTTGCTGTTGATTTCAGCATGGTTGCTGACCGCTGAGCCAATGACATAACCTCAAATGATTTTAAGGAGTAAAAGGTTATGGAAATGACTATTTCTACCTCCTCAATATGTGAGTTGCCATCCCTAAACACCTTGGCATTCAGATACGGACTGATGATGGAATATGTGAAGAATGGATATTTAGGTTGTTTGGTAACAGCCTCTTGTTCTCGAGGTATGCAATTTGTTTCCTTCCGGATCTCTGCATTAACAGATTTTACGATAGATTCATAATCAATCAATGGTATCCACCGCCTTGCATTCGTATAGGGAGAAGTCAGCAAAGTCCTCGAAATTAGAACGAGGCATCACTTGATAACTCTTGCCCTTGTAACGAATTAAACTCCCTTCCGGGATGTTCGTATTTAATGAATATAGCATCCTGTCAGACGTTGTAATCCTTCCACCACTGTTATACACCTGTCTATCGTTAGGAGGCATCAGAGCTCCACTAGATGACTGTGGACCTTCTGGAATTTCAGGGCCAATGTATTTCCCTAGATTGTCATAATCTTCAGGATTCATAGAGACATTCTGATTTTCGGGATATTCAATGGTGAAAAAGACAGTATATTTTTTGATTAGTGATTGAAACCTAAAGGATTTCATACGTAATCGCTCCAATCATACCGCCACTATCCACTAATGGATTACTCGAGCCTTTTTGATCAATGGTGAAAGGGTGGTTTGCTGGATTCCTTAGATCCCTAGCATAGTCTCTAAGCAAATCCCGAGACTCTTGACCTAATGCCTCTAAGAAGGTTTCAACAGATAATCCTTTGGCAATCAAGTCCGGAATCATCTGATCGGATTTATCCAGAACTTCCTTTTCGTGAGCATCCCAACCAGATCGAATAAAAGAACGCTCAGGGATTGTAATGTGAGTTGTGCTCTTTTTAAGATGGAGCCCTTTAGAAGCCAAGAAGCCCCTCATTTTAGGCGTTACATTAATTTGAATACCATACTCATGCACACCAGCAATCATCTGCTGTTCGCCCTCTCCAAGGACACCAGCGTTTATCTTGCTGCCGTTTAGATCTTCCACCTTTTTAATGGCTTGAGGTATACGGTTTTTATCCTTTATGCGAATCCTCATATATAGCCAACTCTCGGTTTTGGATGTTTAGCAGTACGAAATACCAAGCCATTGTTAACTGTATGGTATGGCTTCCAAAAATCATAAACTTCCGAAAAATACTCATCACCGGAACCATTTAAGAATGTTTGACTCATTCCGCCAATGCTTTCGCTTTGTATGCCGGAACGTTCCTTTCGGACTTGAGCTAATTCCGCCCATCTCACTATCCCTAACTTGATCGCACCAGGTAATGATCCAGTCGTCCAATCCAATTTATCTGCATATGTTTTCGCATCATCTAGGGCTGACTCCAGATAAAGAGAAAGGATAGCATCCTGAGTTGTATCCTCAGCCGCTATCCCCATGAGTTGTTTTAATTCTGATAGTGTCATAACAACACCTACTCTTTTTCTATTTTCTCAAACAGGCTCTCATTAAAATGCTTTTCCTCGATCTCATATGTTTTTCCTGGCTGAAAGTCATCTCCATTATGGAGAACAGGGATTTCTTTCACCTTTACTTTGATTATTTTATCTTTCTTTTCTGCTGCCATATACCGATTCCTCCTCTTTATTAATTAAATAACTGTTGCTTGGAACACTTCATCAGCTGCAGGGAATGATGGCAGGTAAACGCCAGAAACCTTTTTCCAAGTTCCAACAGGATCAAGGCCAGATTCATAAACCATCGCGTATAGATTCCCGATATTGGATGTATCAACGCTAGGATCATTGATTAAGCGTAATTCCTCCGGAGTCGGTCCATAGATTGTTTCTCCAAGTGCTTCATTGCCAAACATAACGAATGAATTTAGAGGGAAATAACGGTTTTGTACATAAGTCCCATTAGCTTGCTGTTTACGATAAACTTGGTCGTAAGTTGCAATCGTAGGAAGGTTTTGTTGTTGCATCCATGCATTAAATTCAGATACGGAAAGGACGCGTCCGGAATTTTGTCCATAGATTGCGCCCAGCACTTTAGGATGACGAAGCAATGTTTGCAGCACTGCAGTCGATGTTAAAGCGCGAGTACCCATACCATTTAATGTTGTTCCCCACCGCAGAATATCATTAAGAGGATCTGATGTTGGATCAGTCCACAACGAAGTACCTGACAACGCTTGCTTGTTAGCTGAAGGCACTTGGTAATCAACAATTCCAAGATTCCCCTTTTCTCCTTCAAGAGTAACAATACCTTTAGCTAAGGCTTCCATCCTCATCGCTTCCGCTCTAGCCCGTAAGCTTGCAGCCATTTGGTCGATATCGTTGTAAACAAGGGATGTTAGATACTGCTGTTCTTTAGCGTCACGCGGACGTTGTAGAGCGTATAGATCCTTCTCCTTTAGTTGCATCTTCCTTTTAACGTAAGCAAGTTCTAGCGCTTGTCTGCTTGCTTCGCGGCTGCCGATTTCTGCTTCAGTATCGAAAGCATGAACGCTTGCGATTACAGGAACACGGCTCGCACCTTTAATTTGGTCAAATTCCAATGTATCTCTTTTTACTTCTGGGAAAAGTTGTTCCCCAAGTAATGTTGGATACTGGCGGTTCATCATGTATGTGATTAATTCCTTTTTACTAAAAAGCTCTGCAATAGTTGGCATATTTTTATCCCCTTTTCTTTATCCCTTAACGGAACTTGATTTCTTTAAGTGCTGTTTTTGCTGCAGCTGCTGGAGCAACCGGTAAACGTGCTTCATGGACATATCCTTCGACCATTAAAGATCCTGGTTGTGGTCCGTTCGTTACATCAACTTCATTAAACAAGATACCCGCTGCTGTTGCATCGTTGGCAGGAAGGATTGTACCAGCCTTCACGATTTTTCTTCCATTTGCATCTGCTACCACACCCGTATCACTAACTTGTGTAGTGAATGTTTGATATTTAGCTGATGCCAAAAAGTTAATTTCAGTAAATGGACCTAGATTTTTATAATACGGCATTTAAAATTCCCCTTTCTTAACCCCAAGCATTATTTTGTGATGTTTGTTGTTGCTCATTTCTTTGTTTAGCAATATCTGTGGCGATGCTGTTATCCCCATTAGAACCTTTTTGGAACTTACGTCCTGTATCCTTAAAGCGTTGTTCAACTTTAGATTCAATATATGGATTAAACGTATCTTCCAACTTAGCAAGGTTAGCGATTGTCTTTTCCTCATCTTCACCTAAGAAGAAATCAACCAATGAGGTAGGCAATTCCTTTTCGGTAGCTAATGACAAAGCTTTGTTGCGCAATGTCTCGCGTTGTTCTTTCTTTTCAGCTTCCTCAAGCTTTTGCTCGAGCAAACGAATCCGTTTTTGTTCCTCTGTTTCCTCTGGGTATAATTCTTTCACTTTGCCCATTACAACTTCATCCAGATTATTCTTCTTCCATGTATCTAAACTAGAACTGAAAAAAGAATCCTTCTGACTCTGTAACCAATTACGACCATCATCATTCACAGTTGCAAAGTCCTTTACTCTGTCAATAGTGACCGGGTTAAGTCCATTCACAAACTCACGAACGTCTTGATTGTCTTTGTTTTGTACTAAATATGACCTGATATCCTCTAAATTCATTTGTATCCTCCTATCGCCCTTACAGTTCCTAAGCCCAGCAAGTGCAATGTTTTATTAAATAAAAAAAGGACCCCCAATGGCTCCTATCAATTACATTATTAAATTTAAGAGAACGTTTGTTTATTGAATGAATCATCTAAATGCTTAAACACTTTATCAATTTCTTTTCTTAACCCTAATGCCACTTCATCCTTCGAAACTTCTTTCGGAAATTCATTTCTTTTATCCTCCAATTTAAGATATTCATCCAATTCCTCCGGGGGACCTTCTAAAACTTCGGATAATTGGCCCATGGTTCGCGTTAGTTTCATGCTCTTTGACCTCCTTTTAAATGTGTATATCGCATTCATTTCCTATACATTCTAGTTAACATAATAGACATAATAGGAAGTTTATACTTTTATAAACCCTTGTTACACCTACCTTTTTTCATGGTGAAAATTTACAGTAAATATACAGAAATTTTTCTGTTGATTTTACTGGATTTCACGATTTATTTCTTTGCATAAAATCTTGTATATTCATGTCAAGTTTTCACACTTTCACCCCTTTTAAATTGGTACTAATTCAGGTGTTCTTTCCATCAACCAACCGTCAAAATCAGATATGACAGGTTTTTTAGGTATTGCCCCTTCAAGATGACTGACCCTATGCGAGGAATAACACCGACAGCGTATGTCCTGTGAGGCTATCCTACTGTTACCGGGGGAATCGGTTTGACCAGATGGTTTTAACTCATATGGCTCACTCACCGGCTTTGTCTGACCTTCCATAGAACGATGGTTGGCCTGTTTCTTTTTCCTAACCCTTTCATCAGCCATGTTACGCCATATCTTCACCATCTTAACGCCCTGCCTGTCTGCATTCATAGCACTCTCATGAGTAGCCTGTTCCCTAACACGATGTGTTTCTGTATGCGCAATATTAACAGCACGTTTAAAACTGCTTTCAAATACTTCTTGGATGTTCTTCGCGATAGAACCGTAGGTTTTCCCATCAATCAAGCCTCTTTCAATAGCTCTATTGATATCCGATACAATCATCCTGCGATCACGTTCCAATGCCGGCTCCAGCTTTAACCCGCGGATAGGATTATCAAATAATTGTTGTTGAAGCCTCGGCATATCAGGCGTTACAGCTTTCAAAATAGCTGAGCTCTCTTTTTCGATGACATAGCTCATGTAAGCATAGGAAAGAAAATATGTTTCATCCAAAATAGTTAGAACTCTTTCCTTGTTCACCTCAACTAATGCGGTGATTTCATACACCACATTCTGTTTCAGTCTGGTGATGTCATTGAAACGGACAGCATCCGAGTAAGATAACTCACCATTCTTTTCTAAACGCATGTACATTTCAGTTAATGCCATGATTAGTTCTTTAGAAACTTCCTTGTATTCTTTGTTAATCTGCCTGAGTAACTTTTTTTCCTTCTTGTTTAACCTTTTCTGTAGATCTTGAAGATGTTGATCCCATTTGTCCATCATCATCACCGCCTAAGTCGTACAGTTCTGATTCTGCTTCCATGGCTGTCACTTCCTCCGCAGGATTGGCAACAAATGATAATTGGCTTAAGCGCGTTTCCTCACTCACCAAACCTTTCAACTGAGCACTAGCCTGAGCCTCATACAACAAATCAAGTGGGAAAGTACGAGTGAACTTCATCTCAATCGTATATGGATCAATCTGAATACTTCTCTTCGCCCAAGAACTTTGCAGAATCTCGAACATCCGGATGGCAGATGATTTAAACTTACGTTCAAAGCCCGCTGTCTTGTTTTCCAGAGCAAGTATTTTAAACTTCATGGCAACACCACTTGAATTACCAGCAAACGCCTCGTCAGCCATATCAGGCGTCTGAGAGAATCGGTAAATGTTATTGTGAAGCCTATTTAAGTGGTTCTCTATGGCAGTATCCTGAAGGCTTTTAGAGATGAACTCGGCTTTCTGCCCGCCCCCTTGCCCATCATTCCTAAAGTAAAAGGTTCCAGTCTTCGCAAATGATTGTTCGTCCTCTGGCGACGGAGCCTCCACCCCATAGAAGGCCATATAAGCCAACCTAAACGCTTCAATCTCACTGTTAACATCTGAAATAGCACGGTCATACGCATCGATAAGAGCAAGCACCTTTTCACCATCACCCTGCAGCTCCTCGTTATTCATGATTCCGTACATCTGACAAACGGAAAAAGGCTGATTGGTTTTCTTGAATTCCTTTAGTTCGCTGATTGATCCCCTATATTCAGTGATTAATCCTGATTCACATAGTTCAACCCTTAGTTGCTCCTTGCCTTGTTCATTAAAGGATTTGTAATATCGGAGTCCATAGTCAGGCTCATCCATTCCCTTTTCACCAAGCAAGATTGCTTCCCAAGGATTCACATTAGCAGCTCTTTCCTTGCCATCAGTATCAATGTAAATGAACCTGGCACCATACCCGCATATTGCAGCAAACTTAGTGGCCTCAGCATCTAAATCCGCCAGCCTGTTCCTGTCCCCAAATTCCTTTATGATTCCGTCCCCTGAATCATCATTCTCTGTTAGATAACTTACTGGCGAGCCAGCGAAGTAACCCACCTTTGTATCAATAATTTCCGAGAAAAAATCATTGTTCACTTGATTATTTACTTCCATTGGGTCATCCAGAGTCCTATCGAAAATAGGGACTGAGGTTGTTTTGTATCTCTCATATAGCAGTTTCATCTTCTCAGCACGTTCTTTGTGTTTGCTAATAATTTTCTGTATCAATTCAGGAGTCCTGATTCCTTGTTCGAGCTGTTCTAACTCATAAGAAAAATCCAAGTGTTTTCACCTCAATCTCTATACCGTTTTAATTAATTTATATTTACCTTCAGATACCTCATTGATTAGGTCATCGAATTTTATGACCCCTAAATCCTTAAAAAATAAATCATCTTCATTCACTAACTCCAAACAATACCATCCATCACTTGTATGATCAGCCGATATTTCCAGCCCGTCAGCTACCAAGAGGAAGTTCTGCCCTAATTCCATCTCATTCCCCCTTAACGTGTTAATCTTCTACCAGTAACCAATTTAGCTGTCTTCTTCATGTCATCTTCAAAGGCATATCGTGTGGCATCGATCGTATGATTGTTCTTATCCTCCAACCTCGGAAGAGGATCACCATTCTTATCAGTAGCATAATCTGCTGATTCAAATTCCCTTGCGGTGTTAGGGGTTCTGTTTACATCAATGATAATCTCCTCTAAATCATCCAGCCATTCTTCACCGTACTGTACAGAGTCAGGCCCCTTCTTGGCTCCAATGATCTTTATGCCATAATCCCTCAACTCATCAATACTCTTAGGCTCCGCGCTGTCAGCAATGACTCTATGGCGCACATAGCCTCTTTCCTTAATTCTTGATGCTAAGTCCCTATTGCTGATTTTGTGTCCATATATCTCATCCATGGCGTATATCCGATTACGTGTCTTATCATAGTGCCAACGTACAAAAGATAAAGGATCTGGACCATAACCGAAGTCATTACCCTGCCTGATATTATCGAAAGAGTTGTATTCTTCGTCAGTAATGGTACGGAACACTAAGTTATCAAACGGAACAACACCGGAACCAATCGCATGACCAAGATACTCCCATCGATACCTCAATTCACTTCGTTCTTTGGCAGCTTCAGCCTCCGCGATGAATTGTTTCGAGATGAACGGGTTATCCATATAAGTTGAATGATGCACGAATGTATTATTGGATACAAATTGCGTCTCATACTTCTTATTCACCCAAGATTGTTTTCTCTTCGGAGGATTGTACGAGTAAAAGAATTTATAAAAAAGACCATCCTCCAATTCTCCACGCAAAAGGGAGTTGGTGATGACCGTAACTTCATCTTCAGTTTTGAATTCCGCCAGTTCTTCCAGCCAAGCTAAAGCAAATGGGAAGTTGGCTGATTTTAAGGACTTAATCCGTTCCGGCTCCTGGGCACCACGAAACACCATGTAATTCCCTCTTGGGATATAGGTGATACGCATTGGTGACTTATTGACCTTAAATAGATGGCTTACACCCTGCTCACTAATGGCCCATTTCATCTGTTCAAATATAGACAGCTCAATCGTGTTATCAATCTTCCTGATCCCCACACCGTTAATGGCATGCCTCATAAGTAATTGGACGATTATATGTGCAATATCCGATGACTTACCGGAACCCCTGCCTCCCTTACAGACAATATTTAAAATATCAGGATTGTTTGCTGCTCTCCATACAGGAAAGAAGTGTTTCGGGAGAAACTCAGATAGCTTACGCTCCATCCTCATCACCTATATCATCAACAAATGTCACAACACCTTTTACATCGATATCTTGTTTGTCAGTCCACATGGCGTAACGCTTACCAAGAAGTTCAGCAGCCTTAATCCTATCCTTCGCCCCTACATCCATATCATCTATGGTCTGAGCACCTTCACCAATGCCTCGCAAAACTTCTTCTTTCTGTTCGCCTCTCATAATACTTGTGAGGAACGTCAAGACTTCATCCTGTTTGGCTATCTGTTTGCTTTCTTTCTCTGCAATCCGTTCATCTACATATTTACGTATGTCTAGTTTCGTCAAGTTCTCGCTCGCTATCTTGTTTAAGTTGTTCCCTTTATATCCTGCTCTTCTTGCTGAATCCACGCCGTTCCCTGTCTCAATATAAAAATCAGCGAATCGTTTCTGCTTCTCTGTTAGTTTCATGTCATCACACCTACCTCCCTCAATGATTATCTGATATCATATATAAAGTTAAATCCAATAATGAAGGTGAACAATTTGTCTGAAGAAGAAAACAAAAGCTACGATACATCCATCGTTTATGATTATAATGACTACCCTGATATAAAGAGTGGGCGATGCGATAACTGCAATAATGCCCAATTCAAAAGTTCCGTTAAAGACTTTCTTTATATACGCGAATGTCGTCATTGCGGCATGAAGAAAAGTATCTGACCCTGTGATGGGTCTTTTTTATTTCCTTGTGATTGATCCTCCACGTTTCCTTGAGAAGGTATCTCTGTTCATCCCCATAATCTCTTCCCAATCACGCCGGCTCATCTTTTCAGATTTCTTCTGTATTGCCTTCTTAACTGGTTTCTTCTTCTCAACAGGATTCATTGTTCTCACCCCAATAAAAAAAGCACCCAAATTAATGGATGCCCTCAAATTTATTCAAATTCTCTTCTTAGTTCATTTCTTTTCTTATTGATTTCATCCTCAGTTAATATCCCTTTTTCAACAAGCAAATCTACTATAGCATAAAGCGAAATAACATCTTTTTTTCTAGAATTAACTGTTTCCATCAAGTTTTCATCAATTTGTGTTATTACTTGCATAAGTTTAATTAATTCCTGGTTATTATCCATTTTATCACTCCCCTCGTCTACTAATTTCGACAAAAGGGACTATTCTCCTGCTGCATATTCACTCTAAACTAAGCACAAGACTTACCAACCATTCTGCATGCCTAGTTTACAAAGAACATAAGAAAACGGCTGCCTGGCAAGGAACAGCCGTCTTTACTATCACCAACATGACCCTTTCGTTAGGGTATGTTTAATTTTCCATACTATCATCTTACTACATCAATATTGGAAATGTTGTGCGTTTTTGTAGCTATTTAGTGCCACTAATTTTATTCTCATTAAATCCAAATGATTCAGCCACTATCGCGACCATTTCCCTTTTTAATCTGTAATACGTCCTTCGTCTAATATCTAAGTCATAGTGTACATCCGTATCATATTTGCCATTGATATACCGATGATCCCATATTTTTTGCTGTTCTGGTTTCAGTGAGTCATAAATTAAACTTAGTTTCCTTTTGGTTCTTACATATTCCTCAATCTCAAATTCAGTCATTACTGTATTCTCTACTGAGCTATAAAACTGGTTACCTCTTTGGATCTCGCTTGGTTCCGGGTTTTGTGTCATCCTTGGTTCCAAGTCTAACTTTCTACTCTCGATAAGGGCATCCAGTACTTTATACCGGCTCATTAGCTTCTCTGCCTGACGTTTGGCTTCTTTGCTGATGGATGTGTTTAAAAAGGATAGTTGATTCATGTGTTTCCTCCTTCACTGTTTATTCAAACGGCGTATTAAAGGCTTTCGAATCTTTGTCTGTGTTCCTCCAGTCTTTTCTTGTTTTCACTAATGATAATCTCTTTAACTTTCTCCTTTTTATCTCCCGTTAAAAACATTTTTTGTGGTTTTGTAGCAGATGAAAGAGCCACTTCATTGGAATTGAATAATTCCATCCACCCTTTAATATTTCTTTCTTCTGCTTCAATCAAAACTTTAAGATTACTCGCCTCTTCAAAAGTTTTTATATTCAATTATATCCCTCCATTCCGCACTATTTGTGTGTGCTTGTTTGTTCGGACAGTTTGTTATTCTCCATCGTCTAAAATGTAAGCTTCCACGTGATTTTCACAACCGCTACACACCCATTCAGCACCATTTCCTAATGGAGTATTTAAAAACTCATTATCTGTTGTAATCCCGCAATGTGGACAAAATCTAATACCGCAATTTTTACTCATAATGTCATCATCCTCCTTCACTGTTTAATCGTACTGCGACATAATATTAATCAAAAAGTTCTCTCAACTGTTTTTCCGACAAGTACCACCATTTTCTACCTACCTTATCTCTAAAGGTGTATATCCCTTGTCCTCCTTCGATAAATGTTGCATTGTTTGCTTCACAAAACTTCATCCATAAATCCACTATGTCGTTTGTTTGCTTCACTCAACCACCCCTTTTTAATGAACAGTTTTTGCCCACTCAGTAACACCATATCTTCACTTAACCGTTTCACTCGTTAACTCTTTATTTATAAAAAAATTCATTTTATACTGTGGTTAGTCAGGTATACGCCTGCTCGCATTAACCCTTAGGTGACGGTCTACCAGGAACTGAAATATCTCACCTAGGGGTTTTTTATTTAGCTCGTATTGATACGCACCCTATAAATCAGTTTGGAATTTCGCTATCGTTTGCAGCATACTTGCTTCAGCTTTCAATACATCCTTTGAATCCTTTGCACAATCGTAAAGTGTTTTAGCTATATCTCTTTCGAATTTCAAGTCTGCACAATTCCCCCTTGCGATGTCTCCAATCAATGTGGCTTGATACCCTTCTGATTTTAGCTTCAGTATCTCTTTCGCTAACTGCTTTCTATATTCTCGTTCAGCTGCATCCTTAACTTTTGCTTGTTTGTATGCTTCTTTAATTGATCCATCCATACGGGTTTTTACGTTCATCATTTCTTGAACGACTTCTGACATCTCAATTGTTTTCACGCTCAACCTCTTTTCCATCCACCTTTTACTTTCTTCACCACGATCAGCTCTTGTCCGTATTTTCTTTCCCACATCTTCTTAACCAGTGGAAATCGTTCGTTAGCAAAGCCTTTCACATCGATTACTTCCTCATTACCATTCATGTAGGTTACTTTAAAATCAGCTTTATAGGTCCAGGGTTGCCGGCTTTTCTTGCCTGTCCCTTCACATGTCCTGCATTTAATCATCCTGTTAGTCTTTGGAGAAGGCGTTTTGCCCTCCCCGATGCATTTGCTGCAGCTTATCTTGAAAGCTTCTAACAAGGTGTATTTAGGCTGTAACTCTATATGTTTCACATTAGGATCATTGGTAAGGTACTGATAGTATTGTCCTTCTGTTTGGCTGTCAAATACGATGCCGCCCACGATTGTTTTCTTACTGTTGATTTTCCCCATTGTTTTCCTCCAGCATTTCACGGTAATAAAACTCTAATTCTTTATCACTCATTTTTTCGTAATACTGTTTGCTATATCCTGTCATGGCTAACCATTCAATCATGGTTGCACGTTCTTGATCACTCATACATCAATCCTCTTGATGCTTGCCTCTTTTGAAAAACCACTTGGATAACGCTTCATCAGCTTTTCAATATTTGCATTCGCTACTTCTTCCAGCGTGTATCCGTACATGGTGGCTAAACCAGTCAAATAATGTAATACGTCACCCAGTTCCTTTTTAATCGCTTGAGCATCCCTTCTGTGGCCATGGAATACTTCTTTCTTGATGATGTCCGCACACTCCCCGGCTTCCCCCGTAAGACCTAATGCATAATTTGCTAATGCTTTCCCATCATGTGTCCCTGGCATTGTCCTTTTAGATAATTGTTGGTATTCATTAAAATTCATACTTACGCCCCTTTTCTCAATTTTTTCATTGCATCGTTATAGGTCTTATTTAAAGATCGCCCTTTGCCTTTTCTCCCTAACATTTCTGCGATTTCCTCGAAGTTGTGGTCCTTAAGATATAACTCCATCACTTGCCTTTGCCGTTCGGTCAATTGATTCAGGAAATCCTCTATCATGATTTTGTTAATGACGAACTTCTCGACATTTGTCTGGCTTGGCATGAAATAAAACATATTTAAGCCATCCTCTGTCTCAATATCCCTGAATTCATTACGCTGATCTCGCCTATCTCTTTCCAAGAACTTGATACACTCAACAATTCTTTGTTTAATAAACATGTGAACAAAACTAGAAAATGATTTCCCTTTCCCGGGTTCGAACATCTTGACCGCCTTAAATACAGCTGTGCGCCCTATCTGTAAAAAATCTTCTAACTCCATGCTGTGTAATTCCTTCATTCGGTTAAAACTTCCGAACACCATTTTGCAACAATGAGTAATCATCCTGTCGAATAGATTTCTATTTAACATCTCCTCAACTACCTCTCCCAAAAGAGAGGGAGGGCAGTCATGATCATGTTTAGTGATTTCTTCTAATTGTGTATCAGTAGCCAAGTGTATTTTCATATGCTTATGGCCCTTTCATATTGACGAACAAACTGATAAAGGAAATTCCAGTTGTCTAAGTACTTGTTGTACTTACTATCTTTACCTACACACAATGTAACGATCTGTAAGTGTGATGCTGGGATAATAAAGGTTCTTTCAATCTCTTCGTTTTCATCCAGCGCTATACAGATATAAATGTCACAAGTTCCATACTTTTTGTTTATACCAAATGTGTGAACTATACTTTCGCCTCTAAGTAAGTAAGGTGAGGCTACCTTTACATCAACCTTTACACAATCATTGATTAATAAGTCATATGGATGTCTTGTGGTCATTTCTTTAACGAATAAATCATTTGAAATTTGCTCAATTCTATTTTTAATCATTAATTCGTACTTGTTCCCTTTGACCGTTTCGGAATATTTCATTTCCAATCCAAGTTTTTTAGCCCAACCTGAGTATTTCAATTCTGATTTACTCAAAGCGCAGTGCAAATCGTTTCTGCCTATAGATGTCAGTTCACTAGCTGTAGGCATCCTATTTATCACAAACAATTCCATGGCTTTTCTTATTTCTTTTTCGATCCGTTCATCCGTCCAAAACTTTTCTTTTTCTTTCATCGGTAGACCTAGAATATTAGACCAACGTGCCATCCCACCTGATACAGTAATGGCTCTCATTAATCCGGTTTGTTTATTATTTCTCATTTCTGTACTACTTGGCATACGAGCTACTCCGAGTTTGTCCTTTAATTCAAAAACAGCTATTGTTATGGATTCGTCTGTCCATTTCATATTTACGCCTCCGTCCATGGTGCGAAGGGAAGATCATCGTCGTTAATTGATATCGAGCCACTACCTGAAAATGGATCATCATCAACCCTTGTGTAATTGCTCTGTGTGCGGTTTTGGTTACTACTGGATGTATTTGTATTACCTTGGCTGTTACCGCCTGTATTCTGGCTCCTAGGCTCTAAAAACTGTACTGATTCAGCTAGAACTTCCGTCACGTAAATTCTTTTCCCGTCTTGCCCCTCATAATTACGTGTTTGAACTCGTCCATCTACTCCAGCAAGTGAGCCCTTCTTTAGATAGTTGGCTGCGTTCTCTGCCGGCTTTCTCCACACAACCACGTTTATGAAATCAGCTTCTTGTTCCCCGGCTGCATTTTTGAATGGACGATTAACAGCTAATGTAAAAGTAGCCACTGGTACTCCATTTGGTGTATAGCGTAATTCCGGATCTTTTGTAAGTCTTCCGACTAAAACTGTGCGATTCATCATATAATTTCCTCCTCTAATTTCACATGTGCCCACATAGTGCCTTTTTTTATTTTCCTAATAGCCATTTCGCTTACTCCATATTTTCTAGCTAATCCATAATTGGAATCGGATTTATTTTTTATAGAAAACTTTATTTCTCTGACTTGATCAGTGGTTAATTTTGAATTAAGATTTTTTTCTCCTAGAAGTGGTCTCATACGACCTCTTTCAATAGCATCGTTCATATTTTGTTTTGGAGTTCCCGTCTCAAGATGTTCAGGATTTATGCAAGGACGCACATCACATTTATGTCTTATTACATGTCCTTCCGGGATTTCTCCATGCATTTGTTCGTATATGAAACGCAATAACCTGACTTTCTTTCCGCCGACCCAACTTAAGGGGTATCCTTTACTCCTTGCGTGAGAAGTGCATATAAAACATCCGTTATCATCAACCTCGAACTCTATTAATTTCCTTTTGAAACTCATGTTCTCTTGTCACTCCCTCATGAATTGACTAATATAGATAATGGGATTTTATATGCTATTTTCTATCGAAGATAATAAAGTCCACCCTGTTTGGTTTACTATCCAGCACCTGAACCACCTGTAACGGAGCTCCATCTATATCTTTTTCAGTCTTGATTAGTACATACCGCTTCACGGGCCTTCACCTCTTCTTTCAGCATGAAATCCTCAAATGCCTTATCAGTGGTGTTAGGAATTAAGTTTTGTTTCCATAGGTCAAATTTATCTGCCCAGTACCATTCTCCGTAAGCTTGTATCCGCTCTCTCCTAAGTTGATCCGCGAATACTCGATTTCTATGTGCTAGTCCGTGGTGCTCCTTGCACAATGGAATTAAATTTCTGTATGTCCCTCTGCCTTGCTGCGATCGGAACCGAATATGATGCATTTCAATATAAGAACTAAAGCAATAAGCGCAATTATGACCATATATCTCAATGACTTTTCCATATTCCTTCTTGCTAATTGATCCCCTTACCTTAGCTGGCGGAATTGTTCGACCTTTGAATGTTTCAAGCTTCTTCCGTTTCTTTGGCTTGCGCTCCTTATACCGCGGCTTTTCCTTTGGCTTAGAAACTGGCTTCGGCACGGGACGGAATTCAATTGGCATACCGATCAACTCCCAGCAGCCCTTTTAAATCTCGGTCAATGGTAATCAAAGCGATTTCAATGGTAGGGCGGCAAAAGTGCTGAGATAGTTCCAGGACCGTTGCTCCCTCATTGAACATCCGATCGAATTCAAGTACCTCTGTTTCGTCCCAATACCAGTCCACATCTTCATCCTCAAGCATGATGTAAAGGTTATGTCGCTTGTGATACATGTACTTCTCTTCCGTATCCTTGATCCTTCTGTTTTGTGTATCTCTCATAACGCTCCCTCGCTTCCTTCAAGATTTTTTCCAGCTGCGGTTTTCTCGTCGTTTCCCAATCAGGGAGGCAGGAGCAAGGGGTTACTTGCCAAACCCCTGCTATTACCTCTGTATGGGTGTGTTTTAGGTCGTTACAATTAGCGCACATTCGAATCACACAACAATTCCGGATTTTCGTGAATGTTACCTACTACATACAAGCCGTCGCATACATCCGTGTCATACTCAGCAAAATCATAATCTGGTTTACCAAGCGAGTCATCAATGTTTTTCAAAAAGAAATTTGCATAACTTTCATCCCAAGTAACAATGTAATATTCATCGTTTACAGGATCGAATAGGATGTCACTTTCGAAAATCTCCATTGGATGTTCTTCTTCTGACGCATTATCCTTTAATCCTGTGTATTGCATGTATTTATGATGCTCAAGCTTTTCAGTTCCCCCATACATCCCACGTTCCCCTTCAGGCGTGCATACCTCTTCTTCAATAAACCTTTCCGCTACAATCCCCGAACTATCGAAGTAAAAGTGAATGTTTTCCTCTTCCCCTGGATAATACATTTTGTTCTCGACGTTATCCCACGCCCGATATTTAACTTCTCTCATACCGCACCTCACTCCATATTTTTAAGTCGTTCCGTTAGCTCCGCGAACCACTGTTCATCTTTCGTGTCCATCGCCATGTCAATCATGTGTAAAATATCTGCTTTGTCTGTCTTAGGTGGGGTTAATGGGGATTCATCATATAATCCGAATCCGTTGTAATATGGCATATTACTTCCCCCCTTATCGTTGGTCCTTACCTTCGACCGGATATAGAAATCCTTTGCACATACCTTTTAGCCTGCTTGCTGCAGCTTGTCCGATTTTATCCGATAACGTTTCAATATCTTCGTTACTGCTGAAAATAACCGGCTTACCCTGTTTATATAACTCATTGAAAATCTGATAATATAAATCTTCTCTTGGCTCCGTCCATTTCAGTTTCCCAAGATCGTCCCAGATTACGAAGTCCGCATAAGCTGTAACACTCGATAGGATGTTATTGAACGATTCCCCTTTATCGTTGTTAAACTTAGCTGTCATTAAATCTTGGATGAATACCGGGTCACTCACTACCTGGACTCTGTAACCACTCTTTAGTAAAAACTTGGCTGCACTTATCGTTAAATGACTTTTGCCAATCCCGTAATTATTGTGCTTCCGTTTTAAATCGTTCCTGGCGTTAGGATCACCTATATTTTTAATCCGCTGTTCTCCAAAGGTTGCAATGAATCCAAATGATGGGCCTTTAAATCTTTCTTGTTTGCCATCTTTCCATGTAGGTTCCGGTCGTTGATTAGGGAAGTTTTTTAAATACTCCACAATCTTAGTTACCATCAGATCGTGTACATCTTCCCTCTTCTCAAAGTTCTTGAAAGTGTATTCCTCGTACTCATCTGGAATTGTCGCGTTTTGGTACCGTATTCGCATTTTAATAGCTTCTTGGCACTTACACTCTCTTGCGAACTCATAACCGTTTTTAAGGTACATTACGAAGCCCATACCGTTACATTCAGAACACTCATCTTTGTTCGTAGTTGAATTCTGGTGGTTCGATGTCGTATTGCCTGCCGTTCGTTCTTGGAGCTTGCTTAAAACTTCTTGTATCTTGTCCAAACTGCTCGCTCCTTTCTTCAAATCCATCTATGAATGAATCGTTGTTTAAGAAAGTCGTTGGGTGCTTGATATATTGTTTGTCCGTTTTCTGGACTTGCTTTGCATATTTTTGTGTACCAGACAATATAGTTTCTAGAGAGTGGATCTTGGAAGCTGTCTTGAACGATTTCAAGGCTTTCTTCTTATCCACTTTCCTCGGATAGATATTCCAGAATTGCTCAAACTCGTTTGAGTAAGGGTTATTCTTTTTATCTTTTTCTTTATCTAGTTCTATATCTAATTCTAGTTCTAGTTCTAGAGCGTTACTTTCTGTTACTGTAACGTTACAAGATGAGATACTTTTTGCTTCTCGGTGTTTAGCCACACGTTGCCTTGTCTGTTCTCTGATTTTCTCAAGCCCAGCAACGTTTTGATGCTTTTCCCAATTGCAAATACTGATGAAATTATTGTCTAAAATCTCAATCATTCCGAACTGTTTGAGAGTATTTAACGCTAATCTCACTGTCGCAAGTGGACGATTAAAGATAGTCGCAATCATCTCATCTGTGAACGGAATGTTCTCATTGAGATAAATAAATCCTGACGCATTTGTCTTACCTGCTTGAGATAAGAGCTTCACCCATATAATTAAGATCGTGTCTGCTTCTGGCAGCGATTCAATCAATTTTATCTTTTCATCTTCAAACATATGAGTGCTTAACCTAATCCATTTAACATCCATGTAAACACTCCTTGCTGTGTATTTCGAACGTACGCTCCTGTAGCCAACTTTTGAAAGATGGTATATAATTGACCACAAGAGCATAAACTTATAAAAACATTTAAAACCAGGTCTGATGTTGGCGCATCAGGCTATTTTTTTGTCCAAAAGCTTAGATATATAATCAACACCCTTAGCTGTTACATAGGTTTGTGGTTTATTTATTACCTGTGAGCCCATCTCTATAGGTTTCTCTTTAACTACGAAATATCCACGATCAATGTATTGCTGGTAAGGCGTATTGTCACTCATTAATATTTTGTTCTCTCTTAGGAAGACAAACAGTTTGTTCCTCCCGATATTCAAAACCTTCGCAACCTGTCCAACCTTCTGATAATTCTCCCCACTGATGAACTTGTCGTGAGCTTCAACTTTAGGTCTATTTCGCTCATTTTCTTCTTCGAGATCCGCCGCTAAACGTAGGGCTTCAGCGAAATTTGTTGGTAGACTAACTATTTGTTCTAATTGTTTTTGATTTTCTCTAAAATAGACTTCAACTATTTTTTCTTGAACTTCCCAAGACAGGTCGTCGGTAAATGATTTCACTAATTTGAGATAACCGAATTCTGTGATTAATATCCCATTAGGCGCATTTATTCCAAATCCGAACTCTGGACGAATTTCGTCTCGAGTTATTTTGTAAAAGTGCTTTCCTTCAATAAAGTGTTTTTTATTTTGTTTGAAGTTTCTACTAGCTGTTCCATAAGGCCTTCTGTGAACTTCATCGACATCCTTGAAAGTTACTACTCTTTGATTCTTATACTCTTTTATAGAAATATCCTCAGCACTTTTAATATGCTCAACGTTTTTTTCAATATTAGTCCTTATCTCATTTTCCGAGATTGACCTCTTCAAAGTCTTGATATAATTTTCCTTAATTTCAATGTATTTTTCTTTGTTATAACCAAGCGTCAAAAATGTCAATCCGTCTTCAGTTAATACGAATTTTGGATACTTTTTGTTCCTATAACTAATGTAATAATCTTCTCTAAAGTTTTTAATGAAAAAATCTGATGTACTCTTCATTTCTAAATCTCTTATATCTCTAAGTATGTTTTTGTGTTCTTTCCCAAATACTTCCGCAATAGTTAAGCTATCCGTTACGGCCTGTCCATTCTCGTTGAAAACTAATTGATTCATTCAATCACCCTTTCCTTAAAATTAATAAATCGCCTACACTACAATCTAATGCTGCACAAAGCTTAGCTATGGTATCAGTGTGCATTCTATGTTGTTTTTTGTTTAAGGCATGTGATATCGCCTTACGTGAAAGACCAGTCATATCCTTGAGCTGTTCAATCGTCTTGATTTCCCGATCTCTCATTACACGATGTAAGTCTATCTCGATGTACGGAGCTTGCGACATATTCAACCCCCCTCTCTGTTTTTATTATACCACCCAAGGGTGTTAACTACAACCCATGGGTATTAATTATTTTGAATTTTCTTTAGGTATTTCAAATTATTTTTAACAAAATGAGTCCCAGAGGTTGTATTTTGAAACCTTTTGGATATAATAAAACATGAGGTGATACCAAATGGTAGTAAAAAACAACCTAAGAGTCCTAATGGCGAAAAAAGGAGTCAATATTCAAGACGTATCCGATGCCACTGGCCTTAGCCGAAAATCAATTTCTAAACTATATAATGAAACTTCAATCCAAATCACGTTCGATGTAATTGCTCGATTATGTACTTACTTCAATTGCGAAGTGGACGACCTGCTTACCCTTGAAAAAGAATCCGATTAAGCAAAACCATTGCAATAACGTATTACGTACATCCAAAAATAAAGGAGCTAAATAACATGCATATCCGTAAAGATTCATCTAAACCAACCACTACTGTTTCGCTTCATCAAAGTACTCTTTCAAAAGTTGAAGACTATCGTTTTAATGAACGTAAAGATAATCGATCCCAAGCGTTTGAAGAACTTATCCTTTTCGGTTTAAAGTACAAAGAATTACTTGAGAAAAAGAAAGCAAAGAGGTTGCTTAGTGAATGCTGAGCATCCTCTTTTTTTGTTGCCGTATTACGTTGGGGTGAACATTAGACGTCTATTTCAATATCACCAAGTTTTTGGTGAATCTTATACTCTAAAGAACGAATCTCCCCAATTAGATCTTCTTCAAAAACCTCAATAGTCTTTTTTAATCTTCTCCAATGAACACCATTTACAGGCTTATTGTTAATTTCCAAATCACTTAACCAAAGATCCAAATTTATTTGTTCCTGCTTCATCCAATTCAGCTTTTCAATTGCTTTTATAGCTTCCAATTTTATCCCCCTTATCTAATATGTCGCGCGAGAATTCGTTTCCGGACAGTTTATTCGTACTGTGCGTTAGTCTTCTTTTAATTCAAATGTTATAACACCGCAATCTCCTTTACCTTGATACCATTGAATGTCACTTTGAAAGACCCTCTTATATCCAATAGAATTAAGTCTATTCATATGTTCTTCGATTTCTTTTGGGGTTCTACCCGTTACATCGATTATTATGAATTTTTGCTTATTCACCGTATTTTCACTCCTTCACAGTTTGTGTCTACTATTCATCATCCACTTTAATGGCTATCAATGGATCCTTTGAGTTTTGTGTCCTCTTTCTATAGGTGGGAGACACCATAAATCTAATGGTTTGGACGGTTACACCTAAGTAAGTAGCACACTCTTTAGCAGTCCCTAAGCAAAGGAATTCATCGCCTTTGTACACTGCGTACTCCAAGGGATTCGTTCTGGACATTCATTACACCTCACTTTTATCTTTCAATACCGTTCTGGTAAATAAACCACCAAAGAAAAGAACTGCTCCTAATAAGAAAGCCTCGACTATTGGCATGTGTTTTCCTCCCTTTCAGAGGGCTCTTAGGCCCCCTATCCGATTAATTCTCTATAATCCAATACAGTGGTTACCATTTTCTTTTTACGGCAATACTCACACTTTCCGCAGCTTTCCGGCTGTTCTCCGTCGTATTTAACGGACTTGATTCGTTCCATTTTCGCTTGTATTTCTTCTAGTTCGAGATTCAAACTGACATGATCTACAGTGATAACCGCTTTATCTGGTGGATCTTGTTTGGAAATAGCTACAATGAAGTTTTCTAACCAGTCACCTTCTCGGTTTTGGCTTTCAATCTCTGTGTATACTGCCATTTGCGTTATATAGCCGTATGCTTCAACGAAAGAGCAGTACCCATACTCTTGGTGCCAATACTTCTCATAGATGCCTTTAACGGTCTTTAAATCAGCGAAACGGCCATACTGCGGATTATAAACATCCATCCTGATTTTCCATGGTGCCCCAAATAATTCACCGGTCATGATCACCTCTTTTTCACCTTCTAAGGCCATCATCACGAATGGGTCAGATTTTAGGACCCGAATCATTTCATCACCCAGTTGGTAATTGGCTTTTAACTGCCCTTTGGAAGCTCCACGGGTACTGAAAATATCTGGATTCGACTCTTTGAATTCTTCAAGTGAATCATCCAGCCAAGAATGAACGTAAGATCCGAATAACAACGCTTCACTTTTTGGCTCTGTATATTCCTCAGTGAGCTTCGCCATTGCTGCAGCTTCACATTGAATGAATTTTTTGTATTGGGAAACGGACATATAGTGACGGTCCGCCTCCACAGAGTAGTAATTATCCTTGGTTAGCAACATCTTTTTCACCCTCCTTGAATTGTGCTTCTAAAGAAGTTTTGGGAGCTTCTTTTGACTGAATGATTTTAAAGAAATCTTCCCGTTTGGCCATTCCGTCTTTTAAGGATTGGTTAATGCTTTTCAACGTTATATAATCCTGTTCTGTAAAGGACTCCATGCTGTGCCCCAATTTCGCTTCAACCATTTCCTGATTGATTCCATATTCCTTTTGGAAGTACCTGAGCACAGATACTACCCGATCTTTTAGTGGTTCTTCATAACTGCTCTGTAAGGTTTGATTACACTGAGCAACAGCGTTATCAATGATGTCCCCTGGAATAACCCCTAGGATACAAGCGCGCAGCCTCCTGGCCCCGTTATTAGCAGCCAGTTCATAGATATCTCTAGGATCAGTAAGTTTAGTCATTTTCCCTTTTGCATAACGCTCATGTTTAACTTGAAACACCTTTTCTTGGCGAGTATTTGTTTCCATATCCCAGGCATAAGCAACAACAGTGGATTCACCATTTTTTTGTTCGAGCTCTTTTATGCCGAAATTGATATTCCCCCAATATTGAGCGATAGTTTCAGCCAATCGGATAGATGGACCCGTAACTGTCATGCTCCCTCTTGGGTACTGGTAAAGAGCTGTTTCCGCTAAAGACTTACGTTTACAAGCATTCAAGATCTTAATTTCCGCTTGATATTCATTTCTCGGGAATTGTTTAGCTAAGAAAATTTGTGATTGAACCTCAGCCATTTCACGACTTTGTGCAGCTTGAGAATTAAGGCTCATGTCTTGACCGCCTTGAAATTGGTTAGTTAAGCTATTCATTCGTTTTCCTCCTTGTGGTATACTGATTTCAAATTGTTTTTTACCAGGGCAGTAAGGGATGGCCGTCCCGAGCTGTCCTATTTATATTGTGGTAGGCGTAAATCACCTTTCCATAAAACATTGATTCCATCCATTTCATGAATATTGGCAAAACTTCTGACCTCTTGCTGCAACACATCCCAATCGGTTTCAGGAAACTTATCGGATAATGTATCGAAGTCTGGGATAAAACCTTCGTCGTGGCAGGAGCACAGGAAGTAGAAGATTTGGTCATCCGAGTTTAGACTCATCCATCCACACATCCTCTTCCATGTATTCGGATTTCTTTTCTTCTGGCAAGTAACTAAAGCAAAGGTTGACGCAATCATAACCAGCATCAATCATGAAACTATTTGAGACAGATTCACCTACACTCACAGACAACATATCAGCGATTTTTTTCGCTTTTTCCTCGACATCTTCTTTAAACACTGGTTTAAAATCATTCGCTTTTTCAAACTGAGTAAAATGGATACTTACATACGCTTGTTTATCCAAGGCTTCTGAAACCATTTCCATTAATTTTGCTTTTGTTTTTGGATCCATATCTGTTCTCCTCCTATTTATCTCGCAGTTTAATCGTACTAAGAATTAAATGTAATCCTTTATTCCCAAAACGTATTCCAATGTCTTGACACGTTGGGACCAAGAATTTCGTTGCCCCTCATAGTCATCTAATTGGTGGGGATACTCTAACTGCTTTTTCTCCCACTCCCATACCTTATCCCTCCAGAACTCTCGTTTTTCTATACACTCTTTAAGCATTTCTTGGCATTCTTCCTTTGTTCTCATACCCATCTCCTCCTTCACAGTTTGTGTCTACACTGATGCAGCAAAAGTCAGCTCACATCTTTTTTGTTTTCTAACCAGTTAAAGAAATCTGAATTTCGTTTCAAACAATGGATTTCTTTGTTCGGTTATTCGGTTATTGCTGTTTGCTTTACGAGTAACATTTCTCAATTTTCTCTTCCGATTATCTAATCCGTTATGTTCAATATGATCCACAACCAAATCAGAAGGAGTGTTCATAATTAATCGATGTAAACCTTTCGTCTTTTTGTCCATTGATCGATACAAACAATAGTTAGTACGGAAATCAATATAGATAGAAAGGCTTTTAACATTTTCGTGAATTAATTCAATATCTTCAGAATCAATTAGCACATAGAAATTTCTATTAGAGGATCTGTGGTAAACTTCTATAACAGCTACATCACCACTGATAAAAAGTCGGTTTTGCATTTATCCACCACCAGTTCATTACACTTTTTCTATTGTTCATCCAACCATTCAAGCAAGAATTTCTGTGTCTTTGCAGCTGGGAAAATCCATTTCCCTCCAACTTTATGTTTTGGAAATCTAAGGTCAAAGAAGAATTTTTCCTGAATAGTGTTCCAAGACATACAAGTCCTTCTCTTCAATTCATTTGCATCCCAAAAAACTAATTCGTTATCCAATTCTTTGATACGCTCTTCTATCTTCTGAAGGTAAAGTTTCTTAACTTCCTGTTGGTCGACTTGGATATTTAACAAATTAATTCACCCTTCCTTTTTGTTGCTCGATCCAATTCAAGAAATCATCCTTGAGAACTCTCTTTGAACCACCAATAACCAAAGTAGGAAAATCCTTCAGTTTAAAAATTTCATAAGCCTTACCTTTACTAACACTCAGGAAGATTTGAATATCTTTAGCAGTAAGTACTGGAGGTAATTCTAAATTTTTTTCCAATCAATTCACCCTTTCAATTTACTTATAGGTAAATCAGAAGAAATTTACCAAATGCTTTGTTTTTTCTTACCAATCATTTACCTATGAGTAAATAATATAACTAAATTTCCATTTAGTCAATTGATTATCAAATTTTTTTTGGATTTTTTGCCTTTAATTTACTCATGGGTAAATAACACACAATTGAACAACCTTTATATATATAGTAAATTAACAATGGAAGGTGGTGTATACAGGTGGAATTCGGAAAGAATTTTTTAGATGCTCGAAATCGGAAGGGTGTCGATCAAAAAGATGCTGCTGCAGCACTTAATATTACTCCAGGTTATCTTTCAAGAGTTGAAAAGGATAAAACTAAACCCAGCATAGAATTAATATTAAAAGCCGCAGATTACTACGGCGTACAAGAGGGATACTTTTTTCAAAAGCATGATGAAATTAACATTAATAGTTTATACACACAACAAAACAAAGACTTCATAAAAGAAATGGACTTGCTTCCTGTAAATGAACTTCGCGAAAAATATAACATTACATTAGACGGCGAAGAATTAACAGAAAGCGAATTGAAAGGAATTATTGCTTATTTACGTTCGCTCCGTTCAATGGATCATTAGGTTTTCTCTTTTCATCCTTTTTAGTTTCATTGAGAAAAATTAAAATAATTGCGGAGATGTTAATTTCAACTTTGCACATTTTCATCAACTCCTAAAGGAATGGTAATGGTGACTTACAGAGTAGGTAAGTGCCTACTCCGATATCATTTGACCGTAAACAAAATGACACAACAAGAGCTTGCAGAACAGACTGGAATGACAAAACAAACTATTTCTAGATATGCTAACAATTCACACGTTATGTCTTATCAAGCTGCTCTGAATATTGCGAAAAAATTAAACTGTCAAATGGAAGATCTGTACGAGATTTTTACGGAGTAGGCAAAGGGTGGACAAATTGTCTGCTCGCTACCCAAAAGTCATCATTGTAGTTAATTATTAACACATTTAACAACAATTTTCACTTCCCAATTAGTGCCATAAAGTATATTTTGTCTTATAATGTCTTTTATTGTATCATAATAATAGGAATATAGGAACTTATGTTCGGTTTATTACAAGTGCAGATAGGAGGATATTTCCATGGCTCATATTAGAAAATATAAGAACAAAGCTGATAAAAAGTATTTCTACGAATACCGGATTCGCTATAGAGATCCAATTACCCAAGAAAAGAAAGAAAAATCAAAGAGAGGTTTTACATCCTCTAAGGAAGCTTTAATAGCTGCTGTAGCTGAGGAACAAAGATTATCAGAAGGGATTGAGCAAGGTCCTATTTCCTTAAGATCTTTTCTAGAAATGTGGTTAGAGGAATATAAGGAAGGAACGATTAGAAAAAACACTCTAGATCTTCATAAATATAGTATCAATAAACACATCCTCCCTTATTTCAAAAACATTTCCTTACAAGACGTAAAGCCAATTATGTATCAGAAATTTTTAAATCAAATGGCTAAAGAAAATTATAGTAAAAGAACAATAGAAATTGTTAACGGAACAATGTATGGCGCACTCGAAAGAGCCATTAAATTAGGGAAAATACTAAAAAACCCTTGCGAGGGAGCGATAATTCGTGGGGAAGAAAAAAAAGATGAAATAAAGTTCATGAATTCCGATGATATACCGATTTTTTTAACCGAAGCTTATAAATATGGATACATCTATTGGATCTTCTTTAAAGTCTTGATTGAGACTGGATTACGCAAAGGAGAAGCTGCCGCCCTTCAATGGACCGATATTGACCTTAAAGCGAAAACGATGACAATAACAAAAACTCTTGATTTCACAGCCAAAAACAAGGACGAGCTTTTAGGTGATCCTAAGACAGACCATTCAAGAAGGACAATAACTATCAGCAATACTTTAGCAAATGATCTACATTTCCATAAAAAATACCAGAACCAAAACAAATTGGCTCTGGCCGATATATATAACCATGATTTAAATTTAGTACTTTGCAGAAACGACGGGAATTTCATGCCTAAGTCTTCTTTATTTAATGCATTTTCCAGAATACTAAAACGAACAGACATCCCTGAGATACCCATACATTGTCTAAGACATACACACGCCGTCTTACTACTCGAATCAGGAGCAACAATGAAATATATTCAGGAACGGTTAGGTCACGGCAGCGCTCAAATCACAGCCGATGTATATGCTCATATTTCTAAGAAGATCGAAAAGGATACTATGGATAATTTCGAAAACTATACAAAAGACATTTTAAAATGA